CAGGAAAAAAAATCGAATACGAAAAAGGGAAGGAACATCTATTTTGGCGTCGAGACAGGAGGATCGGCTAGGAATAATTTGGCGAGGACGATGGGAGTGATTTTGTATGAGAAGTGGCTGAAGTCGCAGAGTAATAAACCGCTTACGGAGAAAGCAAAGGGGGTGTCGTCGTGAGCGGTGGTAACAGTGATGTGGTGCTTGTTCCGCATGGCAAATGGGAGCCGATGGAGAGTGCGCCGAAGGACGGGACTGAGATTATTGGTGACTATGGCGTTTGTTGGGCACGGATTGCGTGGTCTGAGCGTCCGGTGTGCATGGCTGGGTCGACGGTGTTCCATCCTCCTGGGTGGGTGACGTCCGGTGGCGAGACGGATGATAATCTGCCGTTGGATGTGCCGGAGGGTTGGCAGCATTACCCTATGGACCGGTTGCGCGATCAATTGGAGGATGTGGTGAATGAACGTATTCGAGAGCTTTGGGCTCAGGTTGAGGATGAAGATTTGGACATAAGCACTGAGATGCTCATGACCGTGGTTTGTGATCGCTACCTGTTGGCCTACGAAGAGGAAATCGACCATGGGCATGTGGCCGATGCGATGGCTGGCGAGTTCGAGGAGAGGGAGGCGGAGTCATGAAAGTAGCCCTATATTTACGAGTCTCCACGAGTGACCAGAGTGTTGATAGCCAGCTTGGGGAGCTGGAGCGCTATTGCGATGCGAAGGGTTGGGAGGTAAAGGCGCGAATCGAGGACAAGATTTCTGGGGCGAGTAGTTCCCGGGAGGGTCTCGATCGGTTGATGAAAATGGTCCGCAAGCGCTCTGTTCGTGCCGTGGTGGTGTTTAAATTGGACCGGCTTGGTCGTAGCCTGCCGCATTTGATGCAGGTGGTTATGGAGCTGGACGGCAATGGCGTTGCCCTGGTGTGTCCGGGGCAGGGGATTGATACGAGCTCGTCCAATCCTGCCGGCCGTCTGCAGTTGCATGTGCTGATGGCCGTGGCCGAGTTCGAGCGTTCGATGATATCGGACCGGACAAAGGCTGGTTTGGCTGTCGCTAAGGCGAAGGGGCGGGTTCTGGGCCGGCCAAAGAAGGCGGTGCCGGAGAACTGGCGCGAGGTGGTCGACCGTGAGGTGACCGTCAGGAAGAGTGCGGTTGCGCTTGGCGTGTCTCGGGGGTTGGCCGAGCGGTTGTGCCGGGAGCGGCGGGTGGAGCGGGAAGCGGAGGGCTAGACGGAACTGGTTATGGCGCTGGCACGTAGACTTTAACGTGATCGTATCGGACAGAGGTTTCGTCTCGTGGGGTGAACCATTTTTGAGCACGGCGCCAAGTGCGAGATGCCTTTTGTTCGCGTCGTATCTGCTTGTGTGAGGTGGCGAGACCACTGGTGCACCGGCTATATTTTCCGATTATGTTGATCTGACCGCCTTTTTCGTAGTTGGCCGGCTTGCCGTTCAGGGTGTGGAGAAAGAGGGGTTTGGTTTTCACTTGGTTGGCTCCTTGTCGGCGCGATTTTGCGCTGCTTGATCGGTGTATTTTTCGGGATAGCGTTTTGCGAGTTTTGCGATTACGCCTTCCGCGAGTTCTTGCATTGAGCAGTCGAGTGCGCGGCAAAGCGGCCCGCGATATACCAGAGAATGTCTCCGGCCTCCTCTTTGATGTTCTCAGATTTGAGGGGCTGGCCGTAAAATATGGTTTTTTTGATGGGGTCGACTAGCTCGCCGACTTCGCCAGCAAGCCCAAGGGCGGCATGGGTCAGGTCAATGTCTCGGTAAAAGTTGTCTATGACGGCTTTACCTGACCGTGACTCACTGGCCTTCTTCATCTTCTTTAGGGATAGATCGAAGGCGTGTTGAGCTCCTTGTTCTGGAAGGGTGCGCGATGCGCGTTCTTGGAATTGATCGAGGTTCATGGTTTTTTTAATTTTTTGGCTTGGTATTCCGTCAGCCACTTTTCGAAGTGCGGCCAGACTGGGTTGTGCTCGCCGGGTGGGATCTTGCAGGGCTCACCATCGGCTCGCATGAAAATCGGCCCGAGGTAATCGTGCCACTCCCAGCGTCGCGTGCGGCCGTTGACCTTGGCGGATCCGAACGCGTCGGGTCCGTCGATGAAGGTAGGGCTTCCGTTTAAGTTGAGGAGTTGGCCGGCCATTGGTTTAGTCCTTCTTGGGTAAAAGGTGGCCGACCGTGCGTATGGCGTATCGGGCAACTAGCACGGCGTTGGCTTGGGTTCGTATGATGGAATTCGGACCGAATTCTATAGCTTTCATCAGTTCTTCGTCCGTTGCGCAGCCAATGTCTCCTTCGTTGCTTACCATCAGTCCAGTGAGTGCTTCTTCAAGGACACCGAGTGAGTATTGAAGCTGGGCGTGGTTGTTCTGCAGCTTCTGGACGAGTTCGGGCACTTTCGCGCAGAGCACGTCTTGTTGGATGGATCCGTCGTCGGATACGTGGGCTTCTTTGCCGATCGTTATCCCGCATTGATTGATTAGGCCGCGATAGTAGCTGCTGTTGCGGTGGGCGCATGCGGCTTCTTCCATCCAGTTAGCGATTCGTTTTGCGACGGCTTCGGCGAGGACGCTGTCCATTTCAATCAACTTGGTCTCTTTGTCGCACCAGCATAGCGCGGCGATTTGGCGCGCTTCGGGCATCCAATCTTCGGGATTGGTGGGTGTTTCCATGACTTTTTCTTCGCCGTATGCGTGGAGTTCGTCTGCCGAGAAGAAGTCTCCTTCTGGAGATTTATAGTAGAGCTTTGCATCTATGTTCGAGTGATGTCGTTCGACTATGCGGGTCCATCCGGCTTGGGTGCCTATTTTGATCCGGATAATTTCTTGTTTGGTTAGCTTCATGGTTCTATGGATTTGGGGTGGTTGAATAGTTTGGGGATGTAGATTTTGATCGCCTGTTTGCCGGTGCTGTTGGAGGCCATCACGTAGGAAAATGAGCCGCGTATGGCTCGGGTGATGGCGTTGGTTCCGTGCTGCTCTTTTGTGGCGATGTATAGGGCATCATCGGTGATGTTGATCGTCGTGCGTATCCCCATTTCGTGGAGGGCGTATTCGTAGATTGTGTTTGGCTCTTGTGAGCAAACGGCGAGGCACAGTCCTGTGTCGGTTTGAAGGGCAAGGTTACCGGTGGACTTGGCTGTTTTGGCGAGCGCCTTGAGTCTAGATTCCAGATTCCGCGCCATCATGACGTCATCGACCAACTTGTATTCGTATCCGTCTTGGGTGGGGCCGGGGCCGGGGCAGTTGCAGTTGGTGTATTCGTCTCCGCATATGGAGCAGTTGGGATTAAATTCGCCATCGGCGGGATCAATTCCGCAGTCGGCAGCGAAGCTGACAACTTGCCAGCCGTCTTTGTCTGGGAGGTTCATCGTTCAGGTGGGTTGGTTGCCTAGTCCGTCGATGCGTCGTCCGGTGTTCGGTTCGACTTGCACTGCTCGGTCGTCCCATAGGCTGACCATCGAGAGGTCTTTTTGGCAGGTTACTGGGAGGCGATCGCCAATGTGTTCCTCGCACCACAGAAAGATAAAGTGGGCCGCCTTGTATGCCTCTTTTTCTCGGTCAGTTAAATTTGCGCTATTGAGGTTGATGCCGTCGCAGGTGTGAGTGACGGGCAGTGGGTAAACGCGGGCCGTCATGATCCTGACGTTTATGCCTTGGGCTATCCACCCTTGGACTCGTTCGACCATCGCAGGGATGGGTTTACCGATGTGGTCGATACCTCGCCAGTGGTCGTAGTGGGCTAGGGTCGCGTCTAGGTCGACGCCGATCCATCCTCGTGGAAGATTGGGAGGGGTTGTTTTTGCCATAAAGTAGAGAGGTTTTTTGTTCTCCCTGCCGTAAAAACAGAGAGGCCCGAGCCGTGTGCGCAGCTCGGGCCTCCTGATGATTTCTCCCGTGAAGGTAGAAAAGTGGTTAAGACGCGCACACGTCGATCGCGCTTTTACCGATGTAAGGATGGGTCTAGGTCGGCAAGTAAAAAGTTGATTCAGAATCAACACTGAAAGATAAACAACGAATGGCAGAAAACGAAGAGGCGCTACTTCAGCAGATATTTCGCGAGGATACCGCAGCGTGGTGGGAGGCATTTGGCCGGATTGTGAACAAGGCAGGCGAGGTGGCGGAACCGGTGGCAAACTACTTGCAGGCGAAGATCGCGGACGTGCGGCGTGAGTGTCATTCGCGCGAGCTACCGTGTCGGATCCTCACGCTGAAACCACGGCAGAAGGGGAGCACGACTTATTCGGCGGCGGAGATTTACCACGATTTACGGAAGCGGCGAACCTCGGCCTGTGTGATCGGAGCTCAGTATTCGCAGACTCAGAACGCGCTTGATATTATGCGCAATTATCAGACGCTCGACACCTTCCCTTGGGGGAATGAGGGAGAGATCAATACAGAGGTTGGCCGATGGTCTAACGGGAGCCGGTTGATTCAAGAGACCGCGGGTGATGGAGAGGCGGGCCGTTCGGGGACGTTCCAGACGTTGCTGGGCACTGAGGTGGCTCGTTGGGCTAGTGAGGGAGTGAAGGACGCGAAGAAGGTGATGGCGGGACTGCTGAAGTGTGTTCCCCCATTGGCCGGAACGCTTGCCATCCTCGAGACCACGGCTAAGGGGGCATCAGGTGACTTTTACGACAGATGGTTGCTTGGAATGGACGCCGACGAGTTCCTTGCCGGTGGCGAGCTGTCTCCGGGTGACTTTGTGCGGGTGTTCGCACCGTGGTTCGAGTTTCACGACTCGGCGACGAAGCTGAAGATTAAGGCGCAACTGGCGATTGAGGACACACTGGACGAGGATGAGCGTTACCGCGGCGAGAAGGATTTATTGAACGAGTTCGGGTATCGGGACGAGAAGGGCGTGATGCGTATCGGTAAGAGTTGCTCGGATTCGATCATGGGGCCAGGTGGCAAGAAAACGGGACCGTTTACCGCGTGGGAGCAGTTGTCTTGGCGCCGTTGGTCGATCGATAACGAGTGCGACAAGGACGTTGAGGTGTTCAATCAGGATTACCCGGAGTCGTGGGAGAAGGCGTTCCTTCGTTCTGGTCGACGTCGTTTTAACGCGGCCGGGTTGAATTATCAACGCAAGCGGGTTAAAACTCCGCGTCCTGGTGTCCTCGAGGTGCAGGATCCGGCAGTCATGCGTCCGGTCTGGCGAGAAGTGAGTCGGGAGGAAGCGATGCTTTACCGCTATGAAGAGCCTCGGGTTGGCCGGCGTTATCTTATTTGTGCCGATACGATGACCGGGGCGAGTCAGGTGACGGGAATGGACCCGGATTGCCACGGTGTTTTTGTGCTTCGACAGGGATATTTCGAGCATGGCCGTGGTTGGGTTCCTCCTGCGGTGGTGGCTCGGTTGCGTCCGCCGTGTCGGTGGGATGTGGACATTTTGGAAGAGCAGGTTTGGCGATTGGCTGTTTACTACGGCGGAATCGGGGGCTGTATGATCGTGCCGGAAATCAATGCGGATCGCGGTTTGGTCGAGTTGCTGAAGCTGCGCGGTGCCATGATCTACGAGCGTCAGGTTTACAACCAGCGCGAGGGTCGCGTGACCGGCCAGCTGGGCTGGAAGACTACCGGGTCTTCGTCAAATGGTGGCACGCGCGAGATGGCGATCGAGACACTGGCACGCGCAATTCGAGAACATGGCCGCGATGGTGAGGGGTTTGATATTTGGGACGATCAGGCAATCTCTGAGTGTGAGTCTTTTATCGTGAAAGATTCGGGGCGAAGTGAGGCGGAAGAGGGCCACCATGATGATGATGTTTTGAGTCTGGCGATCGGCTTGTCCTGCATCAACAGCGCCACCGAATACAGCAAGCTCGTGGAAGCTCGACGGCTTCCTCCTGATCTGGATATGGCTAAAGGTAGCGAAAATGGCCGGCATGGGCGGGCGCAGTATTCCTAGTTGTGCTATGTGCAACGTTGACACGAGAGCAACGTAGTCGTGGTAATTGGTTAAATATACGCGTGGCCCGAGGCGGATGTCCGGCACGATAAAACCGGAACAACTCGAAATCTCCCGCCATGATCCCTTTGCCTCGCCTCTCTCAGCAAGAAGAAGAAGAAGAACAAAAAAGGAAACAGGCTGCAGTAATGTCTCCAGCACGAGCGTCGACGGATATTGTAGAACGAGCACCATCTTTTCAAGCGCGGCGTCAGGCTGATCCGCTTGGAGGTGCGGTGCTTGATCCTCCGAGGGGTGACCTTGCGCAGGCTAATATGCGTTCTGCTGGTGGTTACGCTTTGAGCGCGGGTGATGTCCAAGCGCTGGCTCGGCGCAAGCATACTGAGGAGCAGGCCGCAAAAGCGGGAGGTGCGGTTAAGGGTGCATTATTTGTTGATCCAGTGGGTGGTAGTCAATCTGCGGCGGCTCCGGCTCCGCAAAGGTTCAGCCAGGACATGGCGCGTGGACGCATGGCGTTTGAAAGGTTTGCTTCGGGGGATCGCCGTGGGTTTGAAGTGCTTAGGACTCCGATGCAACTGACCCAGGCGGAGAAAGACAGGGGCGCGAGCGTAGAGCGTGGGAGTTCTTTACCCAAGGGGACGGTTCAATACGAGGATCGCAATGGGGAGACGGTGACAAAGGGACCATCTGGTGTTTCTTCTGGTCCTGCCGCGCCGCCTGCCGCGCCTGTTGAGTCTGCACAGCCGGTTGCGCCTACTAAAGCGTCTGAACCGGGGCCATCTTTGCAGCCAACGAGTCCGTTTATGTCTGCGGAGGGCGGTTCTGTTTTTTCAAGCCCAAGTGATCCGTTTGTTCAGAAGGCTTCGCCGGTGACGCCGGTCCCAATGGATGAGGCGGAGTCGAACTCGGCGTTTCGTTCGCCGCAATCGATGCGCCCGTCTCCTTTTCAAAGGATGGAGGGTGGGCCGTCTAGTGAGTTTGTGCCAAAGGCACCCAGCGGTGGATTTGCCGGCACAGGACATCCTCTGGGTGGTCCGGGTGGTGGCGCAACAAACCGGTTAATTTCTGGGATTGCTGATAGCTTTATGAAGTCTGGACCGGAGCCGTTAACCGAGAACGTTACGCCGGAATCGGTGGACTTTAAAATGTCAGATTTGCGGGAAAGAATTAATGCACGGGAGAAAAGCCGTGGGTCATACTTTTCGAATGGGCGCACCGATCCTCTCTTGAAGAAATTAAGGTTAGAACTACTCGGTCTGCAGCAACAGAAGGACGCCTTCACTACGCAACCTTCAGGCGGCGCGAGTCGCTAAAATCAGATTATGCCTTTAAACGATCAATTAGAAGATGAGAACCGTCTTGGTGGTGGTGCTCCTAGTATGTTCGCGGGAAGAGGAACAAGGAAGCCGGTTGGCGAGAATATCAGCGATTTTAGCCAGCGTGGTTACAAGGTAAACGATTTGCCGGCTGGTAATCCGGCAAGGGTTCGGCGCGAGGCGGATCGAGCCAAGGCGACCAAAACCGCGAATATGGCGAAGCTGGAGGATCAGTTTCGGCAGAAGGGAATTGATTTTTATAAGGGTGAGGATGGTATCCTGCGGCCGAATCGTGACGAGGCTGGTGGAGTGGTCTACAAGACTGGCGATTGGAAGAAAACCAAGCGCGAGGATGGTTCGTGGGCGCTGGGGCGTCGGAGCACGAGCGGCAAGACAGAGCACAAGGCGGTTCCGATGGTTCGTGGTGCAGACGCGGAGGATCCGAATCTTTACTATGATTTTGGAGAGTCTGGGCAGGAAAACGCTGGGCATGTTGATGATTTAATCGGTTCCAAAAATCCGGACGTCGCAATTTCGGCGCGAAAAGCCCGGAAAGCGTGGCGAGGTGACGCTCAGAAGGCGGCTTTGGCTCCCCTCAATAGGCAGATCATGCTGCTTGATCAGGAAAAGGAAACCAGCGATGTGAAAATCGCAGACGCACAGGGGCGGATCAGTCAGTTGGGGGCGGAACGCATGGCTCTGGGTGAGCAAGAGCAGGAATTAAAAGCTCAGGGTAAATGGTCGGATGGTGGGATGTTTTCAAGGGGGTTAAGCCCAGAGGCGAAGAGATTACAGGCCCAGGTCGAAAAAATTGACAGCGAATCAACGGAGATTACTTCTGGGATCGGTGAGTTGGAGTCTGCTTGGTCAACTGGTGCGGTGGGTATTGGCGCCAGTGCTGCACGCATGGAGGCTCTGAAGAGTGAGCGCGATGTGTGGGTGGCCGAGTCGAAGCTGGAGGATTATGCCGATTTGCGCGGCGAGCGTCTGGCGGTTTTGAAGAAGTTGGGCCGGTCTGCGAAGGATGACCCTATTCTGAAGGAGATTGATCGGATCCAGCAGGACTATGGTTTTAAGGTGGCGGATACCGTCATTGCTAATGGCAGGGCGGCGGAAGTTGCCGGGGTGCCCGAATCTTTCGAGGCTCCGGTGAAGCAGGGTAAACCGGCCGCACAGCCAGAGAAGGATCCAACATTTACTGGGGAGGTTGGTCGTCGAGCTGGTGATCTGGTTGCTTCGTTTGGTCGTGGGTCCAATGCTATTTTGAAGATGGCCGGCGACCTTTACGGGCTGACTACCGGCAACATGGACAACGTGGTCAGCGAGTTTGGTGATCACGGCATGGACTACTGGGGGGCGAAGGTCTCAGCAGGTTTAAAGAAGGGGGAGGCGGAGCGAAAGGATGCGATTGATTCGGTCGATGGGTGGTTTGGGAAGGCTTTGGCCTATGTTAAGTCCACCGTGGCGAGTCCTGAACTGTTTACGAATGCACTGGCCGAACAACTGCCGAATCTGGCGGGGGCTGGTGGCGCTGCTGCTCTTACGGGTAAGGCGGCGACTAAACTTTTACTAAAGACGGCAGCGGGTAAGGCATCCAAGCGTCTAGCTGCGGCTGTGGCGGTTGGCTCTCAGGTCGGCGTTGGTGCTGCCTTGCAGGGTGGTGATGTGGGCGGCGATGGCTACGACGAGGCGGTGGTGGCGTTGCATGAAATGAGCGACGAGGCCGCAATGGGTCTGCCGGAGATTGCTGCTGCGGTTGAGTCTGGCGAGTCGATCGAGGATGCAAAGCTGGCTTTGGCTCTCTCAATTGGTCGCCGCTCGGGTGCGATCGCATTTGGTGTTTCGATGCTGGCGCAGGGTGTCCCGCAGATGATTCCGGGGCTTGGGACATTGGAGAAGGTTTTGGCTGGCAAGGCTGGCGCGGCCGGAGTTGCTGGCCGGCTCGCTGGTGCGGGTGTTACCGCGGCAACTGAGGCGCTCAGTGAAGCTGCCGAGGAAGGGTTGGGGCGGGTTGGGTTAAACTCTCAGGTTCAGCGTATCGATCCTGATCGCAAATTGAGCGAGGGCGTGGGCGAAGCGGTCGGGCAGGCTGTGGTTGTCGGCGGTGGTCTCGGTGGTGGTGGTGCGTTGATCGCAGCTGGGCCAAAGACCGAGGCGGGTATTGCGGTGGAGTCTGCTCCCGTAAACCGGGCGAAGGTGCTTTCAATGATCGATGATCCTGGATCTCGGGCGGCGATCGAACTGGTCGGTGGTGCGGACAAGGTGAAGGCGTTTCTCGCCGAATACGACGCAGCTGGTGGGCAGGACGAGACTGCGGCACAGGAGTTGGCGAAACTTTCAGGCTGGTTGGAGGTCAATCGGCAAGCAGTGGATCAGGTGGAGGCGATGCAGGATTTTGATCCTCAGTTTGACCCAGAATCTGACCCGGTGCAGGTGGAAACCGAGACGGCGAAGCTTAAGGATTCTAATCGGGATGCTGCTCGGGGATTACTTCGAATTGCTAACGGGTTAAACGTTAACCAACTGCCGGAAGCTGAACAAGCGGCTCTCACGGTCGTGGGGGAACGGATCGGGACCGAAATGGTCAAAGACGAGGAGGGTTTTCAAGTGATCACCGACAAGGCTCGGGCTTGGATGATCGAGGGGGTTTCGTCTGCTGAGTCGTTGATGCCACGCACCGAGGCGGAGGTTTCGCAGTTGATCGCTCGCGCCAAGGAGCAGGGCACTCAATCTGAGCAAGCCGCTCAACCAGAAGTTTCTGAAAAATCAACGGAGACTGCTGTTCCACGTGAAACACAGAAGGTGGAGGCGATACCTCCCGGTCAGTTCCTCGAGGCGGTTAATCGTGTTTCGAAGGGCGGAACGCCGGAACAGAAGCTAACTGTCGCACGTCGTGCAGCGGAGAACGTTAATAAGGCGCTTGGGACATTGGGCGCCACCTTCCCATCGATGCGAGTTGTGCAGGAGGAGTTGGGGTCTGGTGGCCTTGCGGTGGATTCGGATGGCACGTTGCTCGTCTCCATCGGGGATATCGTGGCAGAGGGCAACGATCAGGCTATTTTGGATCCCGATCGCATGGTTGCTTTGGCGGTGGAAGAGGGGGCCCACATCATTTCACAGCGGATGGAGGAGGCGGGCCGGTGGAACGCTACCGAGGCATGGGATTCTCTATCCAGCCAAGAACGCTACACTTTCAAGCGCATCTATGAGCCTGGCGCGTCGGGTCCGGTGAGTGATCGGGCAATGGCGCATGAAGCGGTGCGGATGCTCGTTCAGGGTCGAATGCAGGTCCGGCAGGATGGCCGATTGGTCATCAACGGACAACTCTCGGAGGAGCGTGCCTCTGAAAAACTGATTTCGTTCATTCGTGATGCCCTGACTGCCTTGCGGTCGTGGATCATGGACTCTGCAACCGGGGATTCCGAAGGCATGGGCGATATGAAGCTGATCGCCGACGAGATCGGTGCACAGCTCGAGCAGATAAATGGGACTGACAGCGTGCTGTATGGTCGGTATCAAGAACGTGATGGCAACGGAAACCCAGACCAAGGTGCAGGAAGCACTCCAAGCGATCCGGGGGAAACCGCACCAGTATCATCTGATACCACATCAGCAGAAGCTGGAGATACGGCTACGGCCGCTCCCGACACCACTTCGCAGTCGCCGGATAACAGAGAGCCAGATTCGTTAGGGGTATCGGATCAGGACAGCGGTTTGGCGGCTGCGGAACCTTCTAACTCCGAGGCATTGACCGGAGAAAAGGTCAACCGGCTGTGGTCTGCTTTTGCTGCCGACAGTGGCACTCTGGGGATTCCTCGCTCGGATATGCCCCAGGTTAAGGCCGAGAACCGGGGAGCGTTGGTTCAATTCCTGAAAGCACGAGGTATCGAAAGCGCAGAGGATAATATTCTACCCGGTTCGCTGAAACCTACGCAGGCGGAGTTCTCGCCGGCAAAGGTAAAGAAGGCCGAGGGCTTCAAGGGTGGCGACCGTGCAATTCTGGTTTCGAGTGATGGGCATGTGGTCGATGGGCATCACCAGTGGCTCTCGAAGGTTAACGTGTCCCCAGACGAAACGATCCGGGTTATCCGTTTGGATGCGCCGATCGAGGCTGTTTTGGCCGGAGTCAAGGAGTTCCCGAGTTCGGACACCGAGGGTGGCGCTCGTAGCGTCGAAGCTGCAGGCGATCAGTCATTTGGTGGTGCCGCAGAGGGTGCGACCGGACCGCGTGCACAACTTACGACTGATGCCAATGGATCACTGGACGTTGCAAGCGTTGCAGCCTTGGCTGGCGAGTTAGGGGTTTCGCCCGAGCAGATTGGTCGACTCGAAAAGGTGACCCACAAGGGAAAGAACTTTTGGACGGTCAACGTGCTCTCTGGTGCGGATCAGTTTCCATCGTCGCACACTCCTGACGGGATCGTGCGCAACGGCTACCCGGATGCGCTGCAGCCACGGGATCGTGCCGGTGATATTTACGTTTCTCAGCAGCGCCAGATTGCCGCAAATCCGAACATGGACGAGGAGATGCTGGCCGGGACGACCGCGCAGGGTCTGCCGATCGTGGCGTTCGTTTCCGGGCAAGCGGTGACGGTGATGGGCAATGGTCGGGCCAATGGGAAGAGCCTGATGTATGACGATTCGAGTCTGTCTGATGTCGCGGGTAAGTTCCAGGAGGACTTGGGCGCGGTGGCACGGAGTAAGGGCATTTCGGCGGAGGTCGTCGACTTGGTTGAGAATCCGGTTCTTGTCCGTGTTGCAATCACATCGATGCCGGTTGAGGACTTGCGGGAAGCCTCGGAGGATTCAAACCAGTTTGCCGGCGCTGCGACGAACACAGTTGAGCAGGCTCGGCAGGATTCGGACCGTTTGAGTCCCGAGGTGATTTCGTTCTACAACCCTGATTTTGACATTTCGGCGGGTCGCAATCTTCCATTCCGGCAGGAGTTCGTCTCCTCGGTAATCAAGGACACTTCGGCGAATATAAGCGATACGGACCTGAATCGGCGCATCGAGGCTGCGATGTTTGCCAAGGCTTACTCTGGATCCCCGGAGGGGGCGGCTGCATTTGGTCGGCTGGTCAATGAGGACGATGCCGGTGTTCGTGGTCTGATCGGCGCCATGATGAAGGTGGCACCGAAGGTTGCGGCCATGAATACCGCGATCGAAGACGGTGCGCTGCATCCGATCGGGATCTCGGCTGACATTGCGCGAGCAGTGCAGGACATTGCTCAAACGCTGCGGGACAAGCCTTCCAGCCAGTCCGTGGAGGCAGCGCTCGATGCATTGGTCAATCAGCAGGAGCTTGGGGCCATTTCCGAACGGTCTGAGCTTCAGGAGGCGATGCTTCAGTGGTTGGTCGAGAACCGGCGCAAGGGTGGGAAGATTGCCGAAGTGCTGAATAATTACGTGACGCTCGTATACGGGCAGGGCGACCCGAAGCAGGAGGCGATGTTTGCGATTGAACCGGCAACTCCCGCGCAGATTTGGAAGCAGGCCACCGAAATGGGCGCGGATGAGATTCTGGCATCGGCTCGTAGCCTGAGTGCCCGTCGTATTGGTGCGGTTTTGAAGAGTGGCCGGTCTGAGCAGACGGAAACGCCGGCGTTTAAGCGGTGGTTTGGCAAGTCGAGCGTGGTGGATGCGAATGGTGCGCCGCGTGTTGTTTATCACGGCACTGGGGCGGACGAGAACTTTAGCGTCTTCAGGTCGGGTGACGGGTTTGGGATGCACTTTGGGACGGCAGGTCAAGCGACAGACCGACTCGACAGCGTAATCTCTTCTGGAAGAATCAGGGAAAAGGGCACACGCGTGCTTCCTGTTTATCTGAATATCAAGAACCCTGTGCGGCTAGAAGACTACGGATCTTGGGACTTAGATTCGGGTCTTGAGGACCAGTTGGACCGATTGTTTGGGGATAAGACGGTCCGGGCATTTGGAGTGAAAACAGAGGCAGATGTGATTCGGTTCCTGAAGGGCGAAGGACACGACGGGGTTGTCTATAAAAATGAAGGCGAATCCGGCGGTGCAGGTGTTACTCGCAAGGCTTTGGTGGACGCTAAAGAAAAGGTGGCTGAGTTAATGGGTAAAAAGGTGCCGTTTTATTACGTCCCAGATGAGGTTCAGGCGACTCAGGAGTTTAAAGATTTGGAGGATGCGCAGACTGCACACAGACGGTTTTTGATGGGGAATCAGGAGGATTCCTTTATCGCCTTTGATCAGACTCAGATCAAGTCAGCGATCGGAAACCGAGGCACGTTTGACGCGAACGATCCGAGTATTTTGAAATCCGGACGTTCTGGGTCGGACGATACCTTGGACTTTTTTGGTCAGTTGGGTCTTAACGACGAGGCGAAAATCTACGCGGACAATCTTCCTCCTGCTGTCGCGAATTCCGCGGGAGGTGTTCTGAGCTTGATGGCAAAGGAAATCCCGGAGATGCGAGGGCATTCCGGCGCGATCGCAGCCGCAAAGAGCATTGCCGAGCGTGCCAAATCGCCGACGAAGGCTTCTGAAAACGACAAATTAGAAAATGTTGCCGAAGATGCCAAGACTGAGGAGAACCCCGAAACAGAGGCCAGTGCTGTTCGTGCGGTTCCCATACCTACCCAAGACAAGGTGCGCAAGCATGAGTTGAGGTTTGGTTCGGATGTTGATCTGGCGCCGGAGCAACTGTTCGAGAAGTATCGCCCTGCTGCCGAGCGCATGGCTGCGACGCGGTTCAACAACACTCCGGGCGTGGGACTTGAGGATCTGATGCAGCAGGCTCGTCTGTTACTCTGGGAGGCTGCGAGCGGTGTTTCTGCTTTCACTCAAAAAGAGGGCAATAAGAAGTTTGCCGACTATGGAGTGGGTAAGGAGGGGACTGCTCGTTCCTTTTGGCAGTTTGCCGGCAACCTGATGCGGCGGCGCCTTAGCACGATGTTTGCTACGAACGTCAAACGAGTGTCTCTTGAGGTCTCGACGGATGCTGGCGCTGGAGGTGCGTCCGGCGAGAGCTTTTCTTCTGATGACTCAAACGATGGCGGTGGCGGCACAATCCTAGACACGCTGGAGAGTGGTTCGGATGTGGCGACCGAGGTGGGGGAGCAGGAACGTCAAACGACGGCTGCGCAGATTGTCAACGAAGCGTTGGCGATTATGGACTACAAGCGAGCGACTGCGCTGCGGGTCTACATGAAGGACGGACAGTTGAGTGATGTGCAGGAGGCATTGGGCCTTAATAGCGTTCAATCGGCGCACTACAATTTGCAGATCGCGATGAAGCAGCTCCGCAAGATCCTAGATGGTCGCGGAGTAAGCGCGGATATCCTTCGATCGGGCAAGGCATCGTATCCCCCAGTGCCAGATGATTTGCTTAGACTCAGTGACCGTGCGGCTTGGGAGCGGCAGGTTTTGCAGTGGGCAAAGGAAGTCCCTGATGTGGTGGCATTTCAGGCTGGTGGACGCCCTAATAATGCTCTGTTTACTTCTCGTAATTCGAGGGAGGGCGAGCATCCTTGGCGGGTGACCTGGATTCTCTTTGAGGGGAGTGACGATAAAAAGGTCGGTTCGTCGATGCGGGCGGTCAATCACGTTCACTTTCCGAAGCGGGAGGAGGCATTTGGATATGCGCTGAGTCTGGGCACGCCGGACCCGGATTTACTGTTCAGCGGTCGATCTGTTCCGAGGAATCCTTTGGGTCAGCAAATTGAAGCCGAGCAGTTACGCGTGGCTGCGGGCACAGACTTGACGCGTGGTGTAAAGTCTACGGATGAAGATGTCGTTTCAAAAGACAAAGGCCGGAAAAGAACGCAGTCGTTTGGCGATCCGTTCGATGGATCTTCAGCAGAAGTTGCTGCAGAAGCGTCCCGCGTTGCCAGCGGATCTACTTCGGCAGTCCGAGATGCTGGCCGGCAAACGCCCAGCGAAACCCAAAAAGTAAAAAACCGCCAGTCTGATGCGCTCCGAAAGTGGGCGCAGGAGAATGGTGCGATGATTGATTCGGACCAGTTCGAGAAGCAGTGGAAAGAAGGCGGGGAGGTAGGCGGGGAGGAGCATCAAGTCATTATGGGGACGGATGGCCTGACCGTAACTAAGCGCAACTTTGTCGATGATAGTTTTGGTGGCGCGACGGTGCTGCCTTTTCATCTGGGCTATGACGAATTCTTTGATCGGGTTCAGATTCACAATCTGCTTTTCGAGGAGACAGGGCCGAGGCTATTGGGGTTCACCGAAACCTCGGAGGGCTTGATTGCCCCAGTGCTTTCGCAGGCGTATGTCATCGTTCGTCGTGGGGCGACCCGAGCAGAGACCGAGGAGGCTATGGAGCTTGAGGGGTTCCGTCGGATTAATGCCGACAATTACCGACGCGGTGAGGTTTTGGTCGAGGATCTGCACGACGAGAACGTGGTGATCGATAATTTCGGCAAGATTCAGTTTATCGATCCAGTAATCTACATTCGGCCCGAGACGCTAAAGAGTGGCCGGTCGGACCTGTTTAATGATCAAAACACGGAGGGGGATGGTGACAATGTTGCGGTTCCTGAGGTGACTCCGGTGCAGAAGGCCAAGCTACAAAATACCCTACTTTTCCCGTTTTTGGGCAACAAGTCGGCGATCAGCGGGAAGCTGGCCGGGGTGATCCTTTCGGGTGCAGAGGGCGTCAAATTGGTCGGCGATCTCATGGCCGGCGCTGGGTTCTACGGCAATGTGCTTGCCCGTTTAGGTCATCGTGGCATCCCGCGGGTGCACAATGAATGGAATGCGCTGAGGTTTGCGACGTTTGCTGCGATCAAGAATGATGTTGAGGGGGTGATAAAGGCTCATGACAAGTGGCAGGATTTGTTTGACCAGATTGATATCGACACTCCTGCTAATGGTCGCCCGGAAAACCTGCGATTGCAGGAGGTGTATCCGAAGATCGACGCGGTTGCTCGTGAAACGATCAAGGGGCTTTTGCCGGATAATGCCGCAGCCTTGGCGGAACTAGGCCCAATCGTATTGCCGCAAACGGCAGATGTTGCGGGACTTTACTTGGCGCTTCAGAACATTTCGGCCGGCGGCATCTCGCTAGAGCTGGAGTTTCATAAAAGAAAGCCAAAGAAGGACGACGACCCAAATACTGTCGCCTTGCCGGGGCTTGGTGCCGACGAGCAAGCGGTGAAGATTGGAACATTAAAGCCGATTTTGACTAAGATGGGCGAGCGAGCGATTTTCCGGAGCGGTGAGTCCTACAATAAACTGTTGCGGGAGTATTCGGAAAACATGGCACTGACCGAGGTGGAGCAAGGTGACGGGTATAAGAAACTCGTCGATCGCGCCGGTCCCGACACTTTTTTCATGCTGGATCCGGGTTACTCTGGGGATTCGAGTAATTACGCCACTCCCTTGGAGGCCCAGACCGGCCGAATCGCTTTTCAGCAGCTTTTGAGTGGGCCGGTGCTTGATGCTTGGAAAAAGGGTTCCAAGCTCATGATCACCAATAACTGGGATTCTGAAACGGTATTGCATCTTCAGCGATTGGGGTTCACTGTTTTGAAAGAAACCAGGCGCTCGGATAAGCCGGAGCTAGTTGCTTTTAACTATGACCCCAAAACCGGAAAACTCTATGATCTCGAAGGGAAAGCGCGAGCAGCAGTCGAAGCTCGAGGATTACAATCGGTCGAAGCTCGCGCAGACGAATCGGTGGAACCGGTCGATAAAATTAGCAGCGTTCGCAGAGAAGAACCTGCCAGTAAGCGAAAGCGAGATCGAGCTGATGAACAGCAAGCCGCCGAGCCAGTGGCCGGAGGAGCTACTGAAACGCCACCAGCAGACGTCCCTCAAGGGCGGAGTGATGGCGGTCGACGATTAGAGGCTGGGACTAACGCTGAACGGGCGGCGTTGGATGATCAGGCGGCGGTGACGGAGGGTCTTGCGGCGTTACGTCGGCGGGTGCCGTCTTCGATCAAGGAGATTGTCGCAAATCAAAACTTCGAGCAGAATGGCCGCAAAATACAGGGACGTCCTGACTTGGCAAATCCTGCGGAGGATTCTGAATCTCGTAGCGTAGTCGACGCAGTTGACGAGGCCATGAAACCTGGACGTGAGCGTGAAACGGTCGAAATGTGGGACAAAGCGGCACAGGAGCGGCTAGACAAGGACCGGGTGGGCTACGTTAGGGAGTTGATCGATCGCGCCAACGATGGCCGTGGGTTCGATGATCCGGTGCAGACTCGTGCGGCTCAGATGATCGTCAACGACTTGGTTCAGGACGCTGTATCGAGTGGCGATGCCCAGAAGATGAAGGACGCGCAGGCGGTGGTGCTCGCGTATCGGGTGACTGGAACCGAACAGGGGCGAGCATTGGCTGCTCGTCGTGATCCCCACAAAACTCCCGAGGAACGGTTTTCGGAGTTCATCGCGTCGTCGCTGTTTCTACCGAAGGCATCGGTTCGCAAAAACCTTTCTGACTCGTGGTCGGCGTCCGCCAAAGCGCGAGAGGTCGATCGTCTGCGCAACAAGATTGCGGATCTGGAGGCTGCGAAGCTCGGGACCGTGGTTGGTGCACCGGGCACTCCTGGGCAGGATAAGACCTTGGCCAATATGCGGCTGAAGTTGGGTGAAGCGATGCAACGTTCCAGCCAGCAGGAGATCGCTAAGAAGGCGGTTGATGGTCGCATGGCTAAGGTTGAGGCGGCGTTCCGTAAGATGGGTATCACGCTCGATCACATTTTCAATGGTGAGGCGTATTTGAAGCTGCGTGGAAACAAGTTGGTTGATTCGGCGATGAACAAGGCCGGCTACGATGCGAAAAAGAAACGGGTTGTCGGCCTGATTCGACGGGGTTGGTCGGATTCCGATGTCGCCCGTCGCACGGATCAGAATGTATCTGCGGTGGTCAAGGTTCGCTCTGAGATTATTGCGGCTACTCGTGCAAGATTGGAAACGCTCGGCGACGCTGCTTTGGATCCGGACAAGCTCGATGCTGCGACGCTGGGTTCTGCTCGGGCTGACCTGAAATCTGGCACGTCTGGGGGGCTATCGGCAGCGGAGCGCCAGAAGAGAATCGATTTGATGCTCTCACGGATGGGGCTGATCGAGAACAAGGAGGCAGTGATTCGGACCGAAAAGGCGCAGGCAAAGCGTCGGCGCAGAAGCAATGCAAAGCCTAAACGCAAAGCGACACCGTTTCCGGCCAACGCAAAGCCGGGGAGCGTCGAGTTTCCTGCTGGTGCTGATGGGCAACGTCCCGACGACTTTGGAAACACGCAGCTCGGGCTCGGTGAGGATGCTGATATGGCTCCACCGGTGTTCGATATTTCGGATCCGGCACAGGTGGCCCAGGTCGCGAGAACGATTCAGATAGCTGACAGCGGCGCGTTCGATATGCTGTTTGAGTTTTGGATCAATTCGATTTTGTCCGGTCCTTTGACGCAGGGTGCAAATGTCGTCGGTAACTCGTTTAACACGGTTTGGGACATGGGGGTGAAGCGCATGGGCGAGGCGATTCTTAACGCGGCAGTCAAGGATCCAACGGCGCCACAGCTCGGCGAGTTTAAGTGGATGCTCAAGGGGATGAATAAGTCGTTAGCCGGGGCATGGGCTGCTGCGGTGAATACGTGGGCAACCGAGCAGAATATTTACACCAGTTCGATTCTGAATAGTCAGCTTGAGATTAACCCTGTTTTCGATAAGGCAGGCGGGATCAAGGCGGCGATTCCGGGCAAGACTGGTCGGGTTGTGCGTCTTCCTGGCCGGCTGTTGATGGCGACGGATGCGTTCTTTAAGGCGGCGATCGCTCGGACGCACGTGGCTGCGGAAGCATACCGCTTGGGTAAGTCATCAAAAAAGAAGGGGGCGGCATTGGTTTCGTTTATTGAGGCGGAGATTGATACGCCGGGGTCGGAGTCTTGGCGTAAGGCGCTGCTGCTTGCGAACGAGTTGACCTTTCAGGATGATCATGATGGGACGCGGATGGGTAAATGGATGACCTACCTGTCGAAGGCGCGGGAGTTGGAGGTTCCGGGTGGGATCAAGCCTTTGCGGTTTGTGATGCCGTTTATTCGGACGCCGTGGAACATCTTCCAGCAGGGTATCCGTCAGTCGCCGGTTGGCGCGGTGGCTTTCGCTGCTAGGATAGGCAGTGCTGGGCTTTACCGCATCAAGGATGGGCGACCAGTGGCGGTCAGCTACCCGACTCCTCTGCTGATCAAGCACACGGTAGAGCAGGTGCTTGCTTGGTCGATGGCCGGTTTACTTTATGGGGCTGCAGCCGGAGACGACGACGATGAGGACAAGCAGTTTTTGATCACTGGGTCTTTGCCGAGCGATCGGATTTCCCAGCGCAATCTCGACCGACGAGTGGGTCTGGCACCTTACGCCATTCGATTTGGTGGCGCACAGGTCAGTTATTCGCGGATTGAGCCTTTAGCGACGATGCTGGGGCTTGGGGTGGATATGCTCTCTCGTTTGAAGTCAGGTGAGTCTGGGTTTGAGTCGTTTGGGGCGTTCATGTCTGCTTTGGGTGACTCGGTGGATTCCAAGACTTTTCTGCGGGGTTGGTCGGACCTTGCAGGCGCCATGTCAGGAGAGTCTCGGTTTACGAGCTTTGTTGCGTCCCAGTTATCGACGCTGATACCAAACCTTTTTCGTCAACCAGTTCGACAGCTTGATGGTGTCTATCGCGAGCGGGAGCATGGACTATTTGCCGAGGTGGTCCAGAATGTCTATGGGCCGGCCGGGTCTCCAAAAATCGACCCGTATGGCGAGGAGGTTGAACGTCGAGGAGGGTCGTTATGGCGCATGCTGGTGCCGATCGAGGTGGGCAAAATCCCCGAGTTGAATCGAGTGGATCAGCTTTTGCTGAATTATCGGCAAACGGCGGACGATCCGCAGTCGTGGGCACCATCCAACCTGCAGAAATCTATCACGGTGAATGGGGAGCGTCGCACTTTGTCCGGCAAGGTGCTGGAGGAATATAGCCGACGCTCAGGGAAGATGGCGGCTCGTTTGCTGCAATCTGTCTCGCTTAATGTCAGCCGTCCTACCTCCCAGGATGTGGAGAAAATTCGTAGGGCATTTACCTTAGCTCGAGCCAATGTGCGCCGGGATATGTTTTTTGGAACTAGCGCGGATCGCTTTGCTGATCAAAATTGATTGAAAATCAACGTTTAACGGGAGAGAACAAATCATGGCAGAACACGGACAACTCGAAGTTTTACAGGATCGCATCAGCGGGGTGGAGGCTCCCCCGCATGTTGATAGCACAACTGGACAACTTACGCCACGCGTTGCTTTCCCGTCCGTGCTTCAGCTCACCTATGATCAGGAGCTTGCGCTGGTGGATCATGCGATGACCCGGCTCGACGATATGGAAAAGGCGATGGGCCGCACGGACGTCATTGAGGACGAGTGGTGGAAGGGGGAGGGCGTTTCCTCCAATTCAATAGAAGGCGCGGCCGAGAGCTGGATGGGTCGACGTTCACGTTTTGAGGCACTGTTTGAGAACCGGGTGGACTGGCGACCGTATTCATTGCCGTCGCCGAATATCTTTGAGGAGTCGAACTTGGTTGTTCCGATCTCGCGCCGGATCTGCCGTCAGATGATTGCTCGAGCTCAGAACTATTTCTTTGCCACCGATCCTTGGTTTAATGCTACGCCGGAGGGGATGGAGGATGGGGAGTTGGCGGATCAGATCGATCGTTATGCCAAGTGGAAACTGAACCTGATAGGTTCAAAACGGGGCAAGGAGCGGATCGTCAAGCGTGCCATGCTACTCGGTGAGTGCGTGGTCAAAACCACTTATCAGACGCGTGATCAAATCTATGAGACGATGGTCAAGGCTCTAGTGGGCGCGGAGGGTGAGGCTATCCTGGATGCTAACGGGGAGATGATCTTGGAGCGTGCGGACTGGATCGACACGGAAACTCCGGGGCTCCGGGTGTTGGGTAGTGATGGGGTGACGCAAGAACCGGAGGCGCCGGTTTACACCGATCAGAAAATAACTAAGCGGCATGTGATATTTGAGGGTCCAGAATCGCTCCCAATCTACTACAAGGATTTCTTGGCTCCCCTCGATGCTTTTGATCTCCAGCAGGCGGACTGCATCGCGCATTTGTATGACCGCAGAGTCATGGATCTGGTCGATACTTACGCAAAGCATGGGGTATTCCGCGGCACGGATACCCAACGTTTCGAGCAGATGAAGCGCACGGTAGACGCCATGCGGACGATGCTCGATAACAACTCAGAGCCGAAGAGTGGGTCTGCTCGTAATCGGGACGAGGAGGAGGAGGAGGACGATGCTGAATATTCCGGCGGCGGTCAGCCTATCGTGGAGATGGCCGAGGTGATGCTTTGGTATGATGCCAATGGGGACGGCATACTTGAGAACATCGTTCTGCTGCTTGATCGCAAGAACCGGCTCCCTGTGCATTATAATTACGTGGCGAATATGTCACCAGATGGCTTGCGGCCGGTGGCGGTGGTGCGAGTTAACGAGGTGGACGACCGTTGGTATGGGCAGGGCGTCATGGAGATGTTTGACTCTACCCAGACGATCGTGGATCTGCTGGTGAACCGGTGGAACCTGAGCCAATCGAAGGCAGGGCGAGTTGATTTCTGGGATCCTTCGAAGGTGCTAGAGGGGCGCGACGATCCGAACCTTTGCCTGAATTGGGGGCAGTCCTACACGACAGTGCCGGGAGTTGATGTGACCAAAGTGTTACAGTCTGTTTACCTGAACGACGTAAAATTTGAGGCGCTCAAGGATATGCTCGAGTTTTTCATGCAGATGGGGATGAACGAGTCGGGCGTGACGAATGCGAATGATGGGGCAGCTCTGGGCATGGATACCGCGAAGTTGGCTACCGGGATCCGCAATATTGAGAAGGCCGGCGAGGAGTTGTTTGCGCCGTTCCTTTCGGACCTGGAGCCGGGTCTTACCGATGTGCTCAAGAGTGAGATTCTAGTGCTTCTGGCTAACCTGAACAAGCCAGAGGTATTCAGCTACTTTGAGGGGCGAGAGCAGATTACTGCGACGATCGACCCGGCTGACGTGAGCGATGTGAATATGAATGTGACCATGTTCATGACGCGCTACAAGGGAGAGCAGAAATTTCAGCAGATGTCGCAGGTTGCTGAAATCATTGAACGGTTTTACATGCTGGATCCGTTGGTCCAGGTGCACGTGGCCGAATACTACCGCGGTATGATCAAGGCGCTCGACCAGAAGATCAATGTGGACGAGCTGATTGTGCCTTTGCCACCGTTGCCGCCCGAGCAGGCGATCAACAGTGGGAAGGGGCCGCAGCCTAAGAGGGAGATGGTGACTCGTCCGAAGCCTTCGGCGGCTCCGTCTCAGTTGGACTCATCTTATCAGCCTTCGGCAGGTGGTTAGCTGATTCCATGCTTAGAACGAGGTCTCGGCGGGCTCTTTCGAGCATAGATTTGGCGCGCTTGATGTCCTCGGGTTTGCCGTAGTTGAGGGCATCGATGGCGCCGTCGACGTAGGCCATTGTGGAGGCAGTGCTGTCGCACAGCGTAAATGCCGCTTTGCTGATGTGCTCGGCTTCGTCGGTGAGTTGGGCGAGGGACTTGCGCTCGGGTTTGATTTTGAGCGATGCGATCACTCGGGCGTAGCATTGCTTGAGGGCGGTGTAGGCATGGCCTGGCACCATTGAGTCTCCTGGCGCTGGGTTGATGTTAACCGGCTGCGTTTTTTGGTCTTTTATGCTGCGATCTTTCATAATCTGTGGGGTTCTGGATTGTAGTGGAGACTGGCGGAAGGAGGAGGAGTCGAACCCCACCCGATTAAACGAGACCTGGGTTTCAAAGCCAGTCGCGGGCCTACCCCACTGCTTCACCTTCCTAAACTGGAGCACCCGGCAGGAATCGAACCCGCAACCTACGATATACAAAAACGTCGCTCTACCATTTGAGCTACGAGTGCATAAATTGGAAGCAGGGGACGGAATCGAACCGACGACTTCTGGTTTATGAGGCCAGTGATCTACCACTGATCTACCCTGCATCAAATAAGTTGACCTAAAATCGGGGTGTCCTAAGAGTCAACAAATAATGGACGTTGATGAACTGAACGATCGGAAAGACAGACGGTTGCGGGAAATCACGAAGCTGACGGAGTGCGATGCGTTTACGGGTTACTTCTCGGATCGGTTGCGCGAGCGGCAGAAGGAACTGGAGACGGCGGTGCTGGAGGACGATTCCCTGACTCCTGAGCAACGCGAAATTACGCGGCGCATGGCGACCGAATACCGGACCTACACGCGCAAGATTGTAAGCACTGACCGGGCATTGGCGTTGCGGCCGGCTATGGGTTAGTTTTCAGGGATCCACGGGATGTGTCGCGTCCTCAAATGCCCGATGCATTCTCCTTCTAGTTCATGGTAGGCATGGTTGAGCACGTATTCCTTTTCGCTGCCTCCCTTTTTCTTTTCCCATATGACGTGGTCGCACGGGCAATGGGTGATTACGTTTATCCGGCAGTTGGCGGGAAACCAGCGATTCCATACGATATACAGGTCTTCTGTTCCGGCGCCGGTGTATCCTTCAAAGTGGGCGAGGTCTAGCGCCTTGGTGTTCATTAGCGTGCAACCAAACCCACACCAGTCGGAGGGAACTACGGCACCGAGTCCTATGCCGGGGTAGGCGTTTTCAAGCCAGCCACGTCGACGGTATCGCTCTCCGTTAAGTGTCCAGACGTTTCCCTTGGTCGGGTAGTTTTTGATTCGCTTTTCGATCCGCATCATTCGTTTGGATTCTTTCTGGGCTTCTTCGTATGTTTTGAATTGATTCGCGATCCTGCGTCGAGCCTCTGCAATGGCACGTTCCGCATACCAGGGGAGTTTTCGTTCATCGACGTCGAAGTCTTCCGCGATTTGATTTTGCGGAGTGCCCCGACCACCGAGATACATGCCGTTGTTGTAGGGGCAGGTGCTCACGGAGTAGTGACCATCGTCAAACTCCAGCATTTGCAACGAGCACTTGAGTGCATTGGGTGGGGGTAACACGTCGGAGTCTAGGGACCAGCAGTGGGTTGCTCCCAGCTTCCGTGCCGCGGTAAATGCTTCTGTGCGCAGACGAGCTATTAGCATTTGCGCGTTGGTCTTGTAGTTTTCGTGGTCGTCGGTAAGTCCAGGGATCGCGATTAAGTGTATGCGCCATCCCTCGGGCATTATGCTTCGATATGCCTCGGCTACGGCGGCGAGTTCGGGCGACTCGTCGCCGACTAGGACAACGTGCCCCCCCTCAAGATGCCTTACGTTAGCTGCAACTCGGCGTAGCTGGGGGATCATAGCATAGGTGTATGCGCTCGTCGCGCAGATCGTGATGGCAAGATTCATTTATAGTGCGTTATTTAGAGTCGTATGAAGGTAGATCAGTCGTGAGTCTGGGTAATAATGACCGTAATCTGATGAAAATGATTGCGGACCAACATCGACAAATCCGCCGCATGCTTCGTGAGCACTCCTAGTGCTACCTGTGAAAGCAATTAGCTGTGGTTTGAGGAGGGAGGTAGTGCTCTCAGTGGTGGATCCCGTTTGGCTTGTTATACGGTAGAGTCTTTCGGAACGGTTTGCTGCGATTACGTGATAATTGGAGTCTGCGTATTGTCCGCCCAGTCCTGCGGTAAAATCCAATTCATCGATGTCTTTGAACGGGCGCGCCAGTTGGTTTGCCGTGGCGGTAATAGCAATATTACTTAACGCTGGCGGGACCGGGACTGCGGCGGCGGCATCCTCACCAGTAAACGCTGTCAATGGGGGGGTGGTTTGGGTCGTGTTCGTAGTAGCCGTTGAAATTGAAATATAAAGAGGGTCGGTCGCTTCAATAGCGGAGGGAGGTTTCCAGCCGTTTGCTTGGGAGATCACGGAAGCACCATCGAGTCCTTTATGAAAAGTGGTCCGTGGCCATATCGGCATATTTATCCCATTAAGGGTTAATCTGGCGGTGAGGCGTTCACCAAATATATCGGTTCGACTCGCACCAAATGAAAGAGAACCTGTGGCTGGAAAGCCGTTGGGCGAAACAAGTATCTCGATTACTGCTGTGGTTATTCCGGTCACGCTCCCGACGGACATGACATTTTCAAAAGTTCCGATCTCTCTGGTGGTGAATGTAGAGATTACGTTGTCTTCGTCGTCGTATTCCTCTTGGATGTATGAGTATGAAGTCGCACGTCCATGACAAGTAACCTTGGAGATTCCCATATTGGAATCGTGAGTGAAATAGGTAAAGGTTTGAGGCCAGCCGAACGTGGCAAAGGTTGTTCTTGTGGTAATCTGCGGCCAAACTTCTACGGGAATTATATATGGGATCCATAAAGCTCGCGACCACTTTATGGTTTTATCCATGGTGGCTTCAGCAGTTCCTGTCGATCTCTGCGTATCCGTGGTAGTAATCCAGCTTTCCGCCGTGGTCGTTATAGTATGCGACGGATTTGTCGATAAGCCTTTCGTGATGGTCGCTTCGCGAAGCGATAGCGCTAATGAGACCGTCACTGTTTCGTAATTAACCGATATATAGGTCGCTGTCCCTGCGTCTGCGTCTGACGTGTAAGGATAGGTCGCCAGCACATAAGCGTTTGATGACGTATTTGGGCTCCCTGTTGCGCGGGTCGCCGTTGTCGTTTCCGTGATCGCTGATAGCAATACCGTGCCGGTTGCAGTCGGGCGAGCGAGGATCAAAACTTCGCGGAACGGATCGACGATACTGGCATAAACAATCCCTAAATTGGGATTTATGGTTACCGTAGTGACCGCAGTCCCAAGGGTAGACGCGCTGGTGCTCTGTGTGGAAGTTGAGGATCTGGTAGTGGACGCGGAGGAGGTGACGGGAAATAATACACCTCCTGAATTTGACAAAGTTGTAATAGGAACGGTTGCGCTGCTATTTAGATACGTCACGACCACGGAAGTCTTAATAGTTGTGGCTTTTGATGATCGCATCGACGCGGTCAATACGTGTGAAGCGGTGGTTATCCCTGAATTTTCACCACTGTTCGAGGCTGTGGATGTTACACTCGTTTCCGCCGAGTAAGACGTTGAAGTAGGCCATCCTGTGGTCGTTTCACTTAACGTCGTATATGTCGTCTCAGACGATTGGCTTAATGAAAAGCTTCTAGACGAGTAGGAAGTTCGACCGTTAGCATCTTGAGTTCGATAACGCTTTATCCGAGTAGACCATGACTGGTAGGTCATACGTCTAGGGCTATATCCGAATTCGTGAGTATCGGATTTGCTTATCGTTTCGGAAAAAGAAGAATTTACGTTGTAATCTTGATTATTAGTATATCCTTCTTTATATACGGTCGCCGAAACGCTCCCTACGCCTGATATATAAGCGCATGTTAACGACATAGCTGGTGAGGCATACGTGGTGCGCTCTTGCCACGTTATCATGCTAGTTCGGGGCCAATCACCCAGGTATAATAAATATCATAAGGGGAGTGCCCAAATACGGGAGTTGCTTGGTCAGACCGGTATGCCTCTACCGGAGTCGCGGTGATGGAATGGGCGCCAATAGTTTTATAACCCACTAGATTCACGATAATTCCAAGCAGCACCTTGAAAGACGTTGGTGGGCCTCCCTGTAAGATGCCAGGCGAACCGGGCGCGCTGGAATCAATGGTGATGTTTGCTGACGTGATCCGCCCACTTGATGTATTGACATTCAAAACAACGTATTCGGTTCCAGACGCCGCGAGGGCGAGAGTCGCAAATATGTTAGAGGGAATCACTTGATTTATGGTGCCGGGGTGAAATTTCAGTTCTTCGTCGTCGCTGTTTAGATAAAAATCAAATGGGGAAACCGCGGTATATCCGCCGCCGCCGCCGCCGCCGCCGCCAATCGTGGATTCAGGGGGGCGTTCAGGGTAGATTTCATACGTGCGCGGGGTTTCCGTCGGGGTGAAGTCGCCAGCCCCGTCCTTACTGAACTCATAGAATGGATCTCTTGGATCGTTCATTGATTAGGGCTCAATCAGTTCCCACGTTACGACCTCGAAGTAGTTCGTGCCATCAAGCGCAGTGAGCACCGGACGCACGTTGCGGCGTAAGATGCCATACTGCGAGCTGGTGTTGGACGTGGCGCCGGTGCCTTTGGCCTTTGTGGTGATAGTATTAGTGTAGGTGTCAGATTCGGAGTCAGTGGTATCGTATTCCTGCGTTCCCGTCGCCGATCCTCCTCCTGAAAGATAGCAACCGCGGTATTCGGCCTGCCTCACGCTCGATAATGTGCGGTATATCTCCGTGGAGATCGTGTTCGCAGTGCCGGCACCGATTACTTGAGTGCCGACATAGAGTTCTTCGGTTCGGATAAACGTCACGGCGCAGGATATTTGCCCGATGTCGTAGGCCGCGGTCCCTGCCGTCGGTGGAGTCGTCACGATTTCAACGGTGACAGTCGCCAGCACTTGCTTCGATGACGGCGGAACGACCTCCGCGATTGCTACGGTGCCATCAGGAACGCTCTCGGTCGTAAGGTTCACCGTGCCGGGAATCGTCACGTTCACTAAATCGGTATAGGTATATTTCTCTTCGACGAGCGTGCCCTGAATCGCTGTCCGGACGTAGACGATATATCCATCGTCCTCGCGATCTTCGCTCCCAATCAATACCCCGCTCGGGACGTTCGCCGCACCAAACGCCGTATTCGTGACAACCTTTGTGCCAGGAATCTTACCGTCTCTGGTAACCGACGAAATCAGGCCAGTGCCTTTAACGAATTCCGCAGTCCATATCCTTATACCGTCTTGATCTTGGTAGTCAGCCCGAATCGCCGTGTAATCGGCAGGCGTCGAAATCGGGTTGGATGCAGCCAGCGCCACAATATGCCGGATACGTCGGATCAGTATAGCCCCACCTCGGCGCGTTTGGTCGACCTGGGAGACTTGACCGTTACCTTCAGCCCATTTCCGGTTGTAGACCGTGTATCCGTCTTCCTCTCTGGTGGATTCGTCGATCAAGACGACGCTGCCGCCGATCGTTTGAGTCGGAGTTGCTGGCAGGCTCCCTACACGCACTTGGTTGTAGATGACGAGTTTGCCGCCTTCCTTTGTTTGGACGTCGTTGACCAAGTATCCAGTACCGACAATTTCAGCGTAGGCTTGGGAGGTGAGGACGTAACCATCTTTTTCGGTGACGTCGCTGTCGATCAGGTTGCCGGACGGGGTGGTGGCATCGTCGGCGCCGAGATACTGGATCGACGTGATCTTGACCTGCCCCTTTTGACGGGTGCTTTCTTTGGTGGAGATGCGACCGACTCCTTTGGCAAATTGGTATGAGTATGTTGGCGATCCATCGGGGTTTTTTACGCTGGTATCGGTGAGCGTAAATCCGGACGGCGTTGATGGGATTTCGTTGAAGAAAACGAGTGATTTTACTATGAGCTTACCGTTGCTCGAGTCTTTGGTGCTTTCGGAGAGTTTGCCGGCCGTAATGTATGTTCGGGAGATGGTGCGGACTGCACCGGACGTTTCGCTCTTTATGTCGGACAGGGCAACACTGAGCGAGTCGATCGTGCTAATGTCACCGACGTCGCCCGGAACGTAGGTGGCGGCGGATAGTTGCACGAATGTTCGGACAAATGCAGTTCGTCCGTTTTCCGTGTCGATTCGTTGGTCGCCCCCTATTTGGGTTTCAGAGAGTTCAACCTCGAGGTATTTTACTTTTAGCTGGCGCCGAAACTCGTCAGATTGGTTTACGATCTGCGTGGCGGCGTATGATGAGTTGTAAATGCTGCCGATCGATATGGCGGAGATATCCACGTCGGGCTGACCAATGAGTGTGCGAGTAATGGACTCTCTCGCGTTTACATCTGTGTCGGTAATCGGCTGGATCTCATCGACCATTGCTGTGGTCAACGTCTCGAATACCTGGATCAGGGTGTTGGGTTTGTTGAGTTCACCGCCGGCTAAATCCTGGGAAACAATGAGGCACTCGGTGTGCTTACTGTCGGCAGTCTTGGGTTCGAGGAGCACGCTGGCCAGTAGCTCGGCCTTGGTGTCGACGCTGTTGATCACGTCTGAACGGTAGGTGATTCGTAGTCGTCCACCGTAGAGACGATTCACGATTGGTGGTCGGTTTCTGCGATCAACGAGTGCCATGTGAACCGTTGTGATAGAAAGTTGAACAAAAATCAACGTTGACGATCAGGCATCTTTAGGAATATCGAGTAATCTATGGCAATTTCTTCAGATCAGGCTGTCGCCGATCCCGAAACAGACACCGGCACCGATGATAATACAGCGGCGACGGTGGTAGAGGTTGCACAGGGTAACGACTTTACGTCGCGACTCGACTCAGCGGAAAACCCCGCCGATATCCTTAGTTTGCTTGATGACGTGAATTCTGGAGGGATTGAAGTCCCCCAGGGGGAAGCGAAAGAAAAGCCGACTGATGTTATTGAAACGGAGGAGACCGAAGAAACCGAGCAATTGGAAGAAACGGAAACCAACGAAGGGGCGGCAAAATTAGAAGAAAAGGAAGATGAGGAGCCGGAAGGTTCCGATAGTGCCGAGAAACCCGAGGAAGACGAAGACGAAGACGAAACGGAAGGCGACGCCTCCGCACATCGTAAGCAGTTCAGGATCCGAGGGAGTGATGCAGTAGAGGAGCGAGCGCTTGAGCTGAAGAAGTTCAATCGCGATATGTCTCTTGACGAGTGTCTCGAACGTGCGCGGCGTGAAACTTCAGGTAGCAATACCGAAGATTCGAAGGCCGAGGATACGGAGGAAGAGCGGGCGGATGGCCTACCCTCGACCACAGATGCCACACGTCTCAAAATCAAGGAGCTGCGTACTGAAAGGAGCAAAGCGATGACCGAGGAGTTGGATTTGGCTAAGGCGGACCGCCTAGACCAAGAGATCGACGACCTGCGGGATCACTTGATAGTGATCGATCGAGAAGAGCACGGTAAAGCGTCACAGAAGCAGTCGGCGGAGACTCGTCTTTACGATGAGTCGTTTGATGCGGCTACGGCAAAAGCCCACGGGCTATACGATTTTCTGAAAGATTCCAAGAGCGCAGCGATGGTTCGTTTGCGTGAGATTGATGCGACTTTGAAGGAGAACGGCGACCCGCTGTTCAATGATCCTGACAAGCCGCTGAAGCTCGCGCAAATGGTGGCATCCGAGTTGCGCATTGCGCCTAAGTCCAAAAAGACCGCAGCGCCTTCTAAAGAAGCCAAAAAATCCGCCCCAGTTGAGTCCGCCCAAAAAGTTCAGCTCGCGTCGGGAAGTTCCCGGACGAGCACACAATCTAATGGGAAGGATCAGCTTACTCAGACGCTGGATTCGATCAAGAGCCCTGCCGACCTAGCGCGAGCTATGGAGGCATTGGGTATCAGCATCGATACGGGGTAATCCCCCGGATCCAGTTAATCAGTAGGCTGACTCCGGCAGTTAACTTAAGGAGATCAGAAAAATGGCTTATAGTGAAGTATCCCCCAACACTGGGGACGCGCTTTCGACAATGGACGACGGTTCAGTGCGGAAGCTTTGGCAGAAAACCGTGGATATGTTCGAACAGACCGAGGATTTCTTCGATCAGTTCGAGGGTAAGGGCAAAGGCTCCCCCGTCCTCATCAAAAACGACACATCTAAGGGTGCCGGTCAGACGATGACCATCACCAATCGCGCCGGTTATTACGGCGAGGGCAAAAGTGGCGACGCTCTTTTCGAAGAGACTTCCGACTACGAGGTTGATCGCATCAACAGCTACACGCTGTCTGTGGATTTTTTACGTAACGCTACGTCGATGACTGAGCGGACCGAGGAAGTCATGGGCATGCGCGGCGAGCTGCGTGGCGGTCAGGCTGCTGAGTTGGGCAGATGGATGGGCCGTGAAAAGTCCGCCCGGATGATGATGCTCTTTCGCGAGCGTGGTCTCTCGCCGAATTTGGTATTCGGTGGCGGACGAATGGCGGAGGCTGAGATCGTGTCTGCCGATGGCCTAAACTGGGACGAGATTGTCTCGGCTCAGGCGCAACTCCAACCGATGGGCGGTCGTCCGGCTCTCATGGGTTACGATAAGGGTCGCAACGCGATCTATCGTTACATCGTGGCTGGCACGACTCCTGGGTTGTTCAGTCTCGAGGTCGATGCTGATTTCAAGCAGGTTCTGCGCGAGGCCGGTGTCCGTGGTGACAGCAATGCGGTCTTCGATGGTGGCTTCGTGGACGTTCGTGGTAATCGCATCAAGCGGTTCAATCCGATCGATCACGATGGCGCTGGCGCTGTGGGTTCCCCTTGGAATCCCAAGGCGTTTCTCGGTGCTGCTATTACGGCTGGCACGGAGGCTTTTGACGTCAAGGGCGGTGGTAATATCACCTACGGTGCGCTGACTACGCCTCTCTACTTTAAGTATTTTGAGGGTCATGACTTCGAGATGATGGCTGGTGATTTGCTTACGGCCAGCACGGTTGAGAAGTACTTCCTCATTGTGAATCCTCGCGGTTCTGGCTCAGACCAAGATGGCAAGGTCGGCATGTATGCATTCACCGTGGGTAACAACGGCAACAAGATTACGGTGTCGAAGCGTCTCGGTTCTGCCACTGCGGGTATCCGAAATGATACCGTTGGTGAGGTCGATTGGAACGCCGGCGTGTGGAATGGCAAGCACACCGATGTCCATGAGGTTGGTGCGACGATCATCCCTTGTAATGCAAAGGGTGTTCCTATCGGTGATACGGTAATCATGGGGGCTAATGCAGCCCTGCGTGGTTACGGTAAGTATCGGAACAAACGCTCCAGCGAGTCGAAGAACGGCGATTTTGTTCATTATCGCTACATCAGCTCGGTCTTTGGGCAGGCGTTGCGCAAGGACACGCTGGGTCGGATTCCGGGTTATATCCGGGTTCGCCACGCGTTGAACTACGCGGGTCTCGGTCTTCCGACGGTCACTTGAGGTTAAGCCTCTGCTAGTTTCAGCCGGTCTTGGTTAATCCCGAGGCCGGCTTTCTGGGTGAACAATGAAATTGATTATCTGCATTCGTAAGAAGTTGAACCTGCACGGACATTCGGTGCGGTCGTTTCGATATGATGCGGTGAGGGATGTCCATATTTGGCAGGGGCGGGAGTTGGGAGTGGAGGAGTTTAATCGGGAGTCACAGGCTGTGATCACGAACAACTCGGACCTGGCTCCGTTTGCCTTGGTGGTCGAGGAGGCGCAAGAGGTGGCCGCAACGAGCGCGGCTCAGGATACGGTTTCACAGTTGGAGGGATCGCTGAAGAAGTGGAAGGGTTACAATAAGGCCGGAGCTTTGGCGGAGAACCTGGCAACGCTTGTGTCGGAGCATGCGGCGATGGACTCCATATTGACTCCAGTAGTTCCCGCTCCAGCACGGAAAAAGAAGAAGCGGGGAGGATCGTCCAAATGATGACCGTGGTTGAATTGCGCGATGATGCGCTGGGTAAGTTGGGAATCGTTTATGCTGATGCCTCTGCGGATGTTTTACAGGATGTGCTGCAGGCGATCAACTGGGGGCAGCAGATGCTGTGGCGCTCCGGCACGGAGTATTTTACCCGGCAGCGCATTCCGGTTACGCTGATCGAGGGAACGGGGACCTACACGATGGAGGATTCGGTGCAGTCGCTGATTGGTCCGGTTATCTCTGCTGCGGGTGTCCCTTTGCGGCGGATTGATACGCGGGGCGAGATGGAGGAGTTTGGTCTGATCTACCTTGGTCAAACTGTTCGGACCCTTTCTAACGCAGCGCCGATTGCCTACTTTGTGGACGATTTGCGGCAGACCGGCGACGACGTGCATGACATTATCCTGTCGATCGTTCCTACGCCAGATTCTGGCGCGGTTACGAATCATTCGCCGGTGATAGTGGACGGAATACTTGAGCCTACTGTCTACGTGACGGCTGATTTAACCTCTACCGATGCGGTGCAGGTTGCTGATGGCTACGTGGAGTCTCTTTTGCTGCCATTGGTGCGGCTGGCGATCACTCGCTCGTCCTATTTTAGCCGCGAGGAGCTTGAGGTGCGGATTCAGGCTGATGCAGATCAGGCGATGGCGATCTTGGGGATTGCGGATCCAGAGAAACCTTTGAAGAGGGAGGCTAAACGATGACTATTGTTGAGGCACTTTCACGTATCTCACGTCGGTATTCATCTCGGGCATATTCGGCGTTATCAGCGGCTGAGACGCAGGAGGCTCTCGAAGGGCTGAACGCGGGGATGCAGGAGCTGTATTCGCTGCTGCCGGAGGGTTACAAGATCAAGCCATTGTCGCTCTCAGTGGAAGCGCCGGCCAATCAAACGGTGAATGCGACAGAGGGATCTGCTACATTGACGGCGGACGATTTTGCTACTGCCGACATTGGGAAGACTTTTGTTTCGAGTGCGGATCCGCTTTGGCACCGGGTGGCGGCGATCAATGCGTTTCGCGACGTTTGGCTTGGGGCGACAGGGGCCGAGGCCGGGATACTTTATCACGATTTCATTTTTGGCGACGACTACCCCTTTGTGCGGCTGGTCTCGGACCCGGTGCTCTTAGATGGGGCGCAAGCTCATCCGCTTCGGCTTTTGCAACAGAGCCAGATTGATAAACAGGAAATTGCGGGAGTGACGGCGAGTGTCGGGCGTCCTCGTTATTACTGGATCGAGCAGCAGGGAACCAGCCAAGGGTTGGATCCCATGATCGCGATCCGCCTGCTGCCAGTTCCCGATCGGGCCTACCGGATTAGGGTGCGTGCATCCTATCTTCCGCGTCGTGCTCTTTTTGCCGATATTGCCGCAAATGGAGTTTTGCCGATTCCTGATTCTTGCGTTGAGGCGTTTATCCAAATCGTGGGCGCTCACATGTCGGGTCTTAAGGGCTGGGACGCGGTGACGCCTGCGAAGGCAGAGAGCGACGCTCTGGCTGGTCGAAGTATTCCCAGCCGCCTCCCTCCTCACATGCATCTCCAAATATCCCGGGTGGGAACGCCTGCCTATTTTTAATTTACTAAAATCATTACATCATGAGCACATCTCCGTTTAATTCCTCCCGCACGCCCCTCCGCAACTTGCAACACCTCCTGAGCTCGTTGGTTTTTTCGGTGAGCAAAGTTTTTAATACCTTCGAGATTTGCGCTGCTCAGGTGCTTTTTAATCATAATGAGCGGATCGACACCATTGAGACGGGCCGGTTAAAGGTATCTCCTCGGGCTGCTGCTGCTGTCATTTCTACGGAAGGGAATGCAGTGTATTCCGCAGCTAATTTTGCCACCGGAGTCATTGAGCGTGATCCGAACGGATCAAATCGAGCGGACACGACTGATAGTGCCGTGAATCTGATCGCCGGCTTGGGTTTGACTGCAGATTACCAGAGTATTGATTGTCTCCTTGTTAATAAAAGCTCAGACCGTTCAGTTGGCCTTTCGGGAGGGACTGGAGTCACTCAGCAGTATGATATTAACTTTCGTGAATTACATGCGATTCGTATTAGTATTGTCCGCACAAGCGCAACTAACGTTTCCATCAGGTCGTTTTAATTAAATACTAGGAGCGCCTCAGTTTTACCAGTAATATAATAAATCATGAAATCCGCAATTCCACACATTTCAACGACCGGTCGCGTTCTGACTACTACTACTGGTGATGCTTACATTAATCTCGGGGACGCTCTTGCGCACGAGGTTCAAATCATTAACCGGTCCGGCACCGAGATTGACGTGAAGACGGCCAATAGCGAAATCGCTGTTCCGATACCAAATGGAGCCGGATTGGTGCTCGGACTTTCCGCTAATCTTTCGGAGGTAGCGGTGCGACGCACTGACGGCGATAATGCTCAGGTGTTCGTTAGCTTCGTCCACCTTCGATTCACCAACTAAAAAAAGGAGACCCATAAAATGAGATCACAAGGAGGATTAGGATATTCACCGGGGATTAGCTCAGGAGGTGCCCCTGCAGCTCATGCTTCGACGCATGCATCAGGTGGCAGCGACCCTATTGCTCCCGATGATTTCGGGGCCATGAGCGCTGCGCTTTCTGATTTAACTGGCGGAGAAGCTGGCTCCCTAGATGGACTGGCAACTGCTGGAGGCGCGATTGCTGAGAACTCTGTTCGGTTCGTGGTTCAAAACTTTGTGCTGTCGTCTTGGAAGCTAACGGATGACGATTCCGCAGAGAATGTCGCAGGCGGTATTATTCGTCCAGACGACTATGCAACGACTACGAATGAGTTTGTCTGGCTCCAGGTCAGCTAACGGAAAGGGAAACACTATTATGAAAATCATTACACAATATTTGGTGCTTTGGGCACTCTTAGCCGGACTGCTCTTCGGTCAAGTGGAGACGGTCAAGAAGAGTCCGGGCAATGATGAAATTACAGAGGATTTGGTAATCCCTGAAGGACGGGCTCTGACGGTCGATGGGACTCTGACGGTCAATGGCCTCGATGTTGGCAGTGTGTCGTCGCAATTCGCCGCCCGGCAAATGGCAGGCTACGGCATCAGCGACGGGGCGACGGCGAACCGTGGCGAGATCCTAACGCCGGGTGCGATTGGGGACGTGGCTGGTTTACCAATGTCATTTCTCGCGGTCATAGACGTAGGCACATCTGACCCATCTTTAAATTCTGGCGTCATTTACATCGGAGACTCTACTTCTCCTAACTTCTCGACCGGGGGCGGGACCAGCAATGCCTCATACGCATATATTACAACCGGGGGAAGCCTGCAGATTCGAGTAAATGGGGCAGCTGGAAGTAATTATCGCCGCCTGATTTACACGGATTTCCGCACGGCTTATTCGGGTCGCAATGGACTCCGATTGGCGATAGTTTTCCCTGAAGGGAATAGCACCACGAGCCCCAGAATCGAGGTCGATGGGGTGGATGTTACAGGGAGTTTTGCCCTCAGCACCGCTGGAGTAATTCCGAACTGGATTCCAACTGCTCTAGAAACTACCAAGTACCTATGGGGGTATCAATGGTCAGCAGGTCGCAGTCCCTACGTGCGAGCGATCATCGGCGCACTTAGCACCGCCGAGTCCGCAACGTGGGGCACCACCGGCGAGCTGCCGACGTGGGCGACTAAGGCGGGTAGTGCGGTAAATCCTATCGCGAATAGCGGATTTGAAACGACTGGTTCCGAGGGGACTTCCGTTTTTGCCAATTGGTGGGGCGGCGCGAACCTCACAACATCAGCTGAAACTAGCGATCCTTACGTTGGCGCTAACTCTCTTAGGCTAACCGGAGGGGGTGCATTGTCCTCAACCCTGAACAACCATTTGAGGGCTGAGCCTTTCGGACTCGACAACTTCGGGGCTCCATGGACTCCCGGTCAATATGGCAGAGTTACTTTTGCGGCAAAACACGTTTCAGGGGGCAGTCTCTATTTCGGTAACGCTTACGTATCCCTGAAAACAGTCGCATCTGGAGACGCGAGCGGGTGGACTGAGTTTGAGTGGTCTGGGATTATTACTAGCAGCTCCGGCTATGCAGCCCCTGTTTTTGGAGCGGCATCAAGCGCGGTTTGGTTAATTGATAAAGTAGTGTTTTTGCAAGAGGGATTAATAGACGACCCATACTACCAGCCAGCCCTTGCTACCGGTGACCGTCTAGGCCGCATGTCCCGCCGCTTGCTGGGTATCACTCCGATGGTCGCGCTCGGAGTCTCTGAGGTCGTCATCAGTCACACGCTATCATGGGACGGCACCAATCACACCGCGCAATCCCTCACCGGCGGCAAAGCGTTTGAGGCGGGCTTTGTTCCGACCATGATTTCGCTCGTGCCCGACGCCGCCAGCTCCGGCGACGGTTGGACTATCGGCACCTCCGCCGATGCCGACCAATACAAGACCGTGGCGAGCTACTCGACCGGGAAAACGATCTACACGCAGGCCGACTTCGCGAGCCGCGTTCCCGGCGGCACCGGCGCGACCAACCTCGACCTCCTCATCGATCCCGATACCGCCAATTACACCGGCAGCATCGAGGTCACCATCTACGGCAGCAACACCGCGGGATCCCCCTAACCCCTAACCAACCATGAAGCGAATCACTTATCTTATCCTCATTGGGCTGGCGTTATCGCTTGTCCTCTCCGCTCAATCGCAATCGCGAATCGTCGAGCTCGGCAGTGATGCGCCGAGTCCATCTGCTAGGGTCACGTCTATCGATCCCGGCGCAGGGGTTATCTTCTTCGGTTGGGTTGGGGACGATGGTTTTGCCGTTGGCTCCGGCACCTATATTGCGCGATTTGCTCCGCTCACTGCCGATGCTGAGACCGGAGAATTTGCCGGTCTCACCGATGCCGAGATCGTAGCCGCCATCCTCGCCCCGGATCCTCCCGCAGCGGTGCCCGCCAGCGTGACGCCCTACCAACTTTGGCGAGCACTCAAGGCCGAGTTTGGTTTATCACGCACTGAAGTCCTGACCGCTGTAAACGCGATCACGAACGCGGACACCAAGGACGCCTACCTTACTGCCATCGAGACGCCCCAAACCTACGAACGGGCAGACCCGACGATCGTTGCACTTGGGTTGATGCTCTCTCTTTCCTCCGATGATCTCGACACGCTGTTCCGTGCGGCCGCGAGGCTCTAACCTCCATGCGTCTCTCGCAAACAGAACTTAGATCGATCCTACTCATGGGCGGAGTGCCGTGTGTGGCACCGGGGTGGACGTTTTTTGATGCTTACTACGAGACGGTGAGCGTTGCGACGGTGCGGAAGATTCAGACTGCTTGGATGGATACGCTACCTGATGAATTGACGACCAATCGGCGAATTGGAGGGGGGAAGTCCGTTCGGGTTCCTGTGCACACGATGGCTGGTAAGACAAACCCGGCCGATGACGAAGCCGGTGATTGCGACGATCACGGCGTGGGGCTGATGAATCACGCCAGAACGGGAAACTGGTTGAAGTCAGTACGGCTTGGCATCCCCCTTGGTGGTCTCGCAATTGGCCCAACGATTTTCTATTCGCTCCCTTCCCGAGCTAACGGCATGCGGTCCGGCAAGCATCTTCTGAATTGGGCAATCAACGGGAGTCGGCGGCTTTACTTCTGGGAGCCGGGAGACTCTGACATTGCCATTTTAACGCCCACCGAAAGGGCAACCGCAACCTGGGGATGTTGAGCGATGATAAAGCGCCTTATCTTCATTTTTCTCACCCTCGCCTGCGCTGGATGTCAGACGGTCACTCCGGTGGAGCAGACCGATGAGCCCGACGTTTGGCGCAATCCTAACGCCCGATATATTGAGCCATGAATCCCGACGCACTCCCATCTACCTCTGAAGTCTTTTCCATCTCGTTTCTCTCCACGTGGGGCGGTATCTTGTTTTGGATTACGATGCTTGGTCGCGCATATAAATCGACGCGCAATGGTGGAGGGTTGCGTGGTCTTTACCGCGGTCTCATTTACGGCGAAAACGTGCCGACCTCGATTGCCAAAGACTACGAGGTTGAGTTGGCTAGGGAGAATAAGCGAAAACCGAAGGGCCCCTTTCCGATCGCCCTACTTGCCTTGTGCATCGCTTTTTTTTCAGTGGGGCCGATTGGTTGCGCCACAAACCCCGGCAATGAACCGACTACGACCGAGCAGCGTGTTCGGCAGGTTGAGCTTATTTCTGCTGCCGTATCCGGTATTGTGCAACTTGCCGTTGCTTCCGACATTGCCAAAAATCCCGACCATCGCGCCTACTATGCTGCGGCCTCTGATGCTATCCTGATCGCCGCCGACACGGGAGTGAGTGATCCGACCTCGATTGCCGCTCTGGTCAAACGCTACACCTCCGACAGCTACGACGCGATCGCGGAGGCTTCGCTTGCGGCCGGCATGGGGCTCTACCAGTCGTTTTATTCCATTAACGTATCTAGTGCCTTGGACACAAAACCCGCGTTTAAGGTGGCCCTTGTCGCCATCGCTCAAGCAATCAACCGGGCTTCTTCTCCCGTCGCCGCGACCGAGCGACTTGCTGAACCTCCTTTTCTTCGGATTCCCGATGATCTGATCCTGCGTTAAAATGGGCACGATCAAAGCAGTATTCTCTTTTCTTGCCGCCTTCCTGGGCGGACGAAACGCTGCGGCCAAACGTGCCAACACGCCAGAGATGAAGGCCAACGCTCAAGCCAAGCAGGACGCTGCGATTAAGGATGCAGTGCGGACCTCCGCAAAGAAGCGAAACCTCGAACAGATCAGAAAGGACTTGGCGGAATGAGAACGTTTTCAGCACTTCTTTTTGTCGTGGTCCTATCGGGCTGCGGGACTTCCCCGGTCATCCCTGATTTGGTGGCTCCTGCAGAGTTAGCCAGCTTTGATCCTGCCGATGGCGCCGAGCCTACCAGTGGCATCGTCTCCGTCGACGAGCAGGGGCTGACAATCACCACCAATGGTCGGGCACGCTACAACTCCTTGGTTGACGAATATGGGCACGAGTTTGTGCCTCGAATAAAAAAGGATTACGGCGTCTCGCCGTTGGAGGGGGGATTCTATTTTCTAAATAACGCCGGATTTGAAAAGTGGGGCATCATGGCCGAGTGGCGAAAAATGGGAAGGCAACCAAACTAATGACTCAACAACGCAAAGAAGAGCTAAAACAAAAAACGGTCAATGTGGTCGATTTATTCACGCGTTCTGCAGCGGTGATTGCGATGATGCTTTCGTCGTGGATGCTATTTACGGTTAACTCTAACGAGAACGATATCGTCAAAAGTCGAGGGGAGTATATTTCGTTGAGTGCCGATGTTTTAGTGCTTGGTAAGTCGCTCGATGAAGTCAGTCGTCTGTATTATCCTATCGATGCCGCAAACAAGCACGAGGCGTGGGCGTTGCGATTGGCGGCGGATAGTCGCGACGATCGCAGGGAGATTAAACAGCGGATGGACACGATCATCGATTTGTTGATGAACGGTCGGCGGCAGGTCTTGCCATAGGGGATTTGGAAACGGCTGGAGACACCTCACCCTGTCGGGGTGGGTGGCAGGAAACGCCCTGTGGGTTTGTGGTATCCGTGTGGGTTGCCAGCGATCGAAGTCGCGCCGTAGCAATGCCCCCGGCATACGTCCAGTTCAGGGTTTTGAGCGCTCAGTCGGAGGCACAGGATTTACGCCTGCCGTCTGAATCACTCCGGTCCAGTCCGCTACGGTTGCGAGCCGTTTGACAAATCCGCCTGATAGGGACCTCCGACTGAGTGCTCAAATGCTACGGTCCTCAGCTCTTGCGAGCACGTAGAATTAAGCCCGGATGGTATTAGTGTAATCAGTCCGGGCACCGTATTTACCTCAGTGGCTGTCGCTGCACGCTGCACAGGTTGCGGTTCTGGTTGTCCGCATAGTTGGCGGCATCGAGTAAAAACAGAAAACCCGAAGCGAAAACGGCGCCTCGGGCATCTGAATCTTAAGTCCACAAGAACTAAAAAAGTGTTAGCAGTCAGCACCGTTTTCGCTATGACAGCGCGATAGGAGCAGAAGAGTTGATCTAGAGTCAACGTTTTTTTTGGAGGAACGAGTCAACTCCCAGTAGCCACGCCTTGATTGCGTCGGGATTTGCGAGGGCTTGGGAGAGGATCTGGGCTTGTTTGGATGTGAGTCCTTTGGAGAGGGCTTCGAGGTCGGCATGAAGCTTTGCGCGTGCCTTGTCTGCGGTCGATCGAGCAGCGCTGAACCGCCGCCCCATGTCTTTGCGCGATCGACTGTCCTCCACTCGGTCCGATGCGTGTTCGGCGCTCCATATGGCGATCCCGTCGAGGTAGCGGCGGTCTCCCTCTGCAATGCCCATCCCTTTGGTTAGGATCTTGGCTACCATCTTGAGGCTTGGCGTAATAAGCCCCTTTTGCATTTTCGAGAGGGTGGACTTGCTGATCTCGGCTCGTCGGGCGATCTCGGCTGGTCGTAGGTCCACCTCGAGGCGGAGTTTGTCGAAGTATTGCGGAAATGTCATGGCGTTGGTGGGGTAATCTTTAGGAATTGTTGAGCTACAGTCGTCGGGACTAAAGCGGAGAGATATGAATTGTAGAGCCGGGTGGGGCTCTGGTGGCGCATTAGGGCTGCGACACGATTGGCATTGCCGTCTATCGACATGAGGTAAGTGCAGAATGCTCTCCGGAAGCCGTTAAACGGCCATAGCGGGAGGTGCAGATCGCCCTCAAGCGAGGACGTGTGTTTAATGATGCGCCGCCAGTATCGTTTGCTGGGGGCGACGAATGGGCCGGTCTGCTCGGTCGTGAGATCCAGCCACCCCCATAAATTGGGGGGCAGGCCCATATCGGTGCTTAGGATCCAGTCGTCGTCGGTTTTACAGATTTCGGCCGGTATTCGGATCTGCTTTTCGTTGGTCTTGATCATGTCCCAGGTCATGCGGTCAGCTTCTGCTGTGCGGATGCCGGCGAAGGCTCGGACTGCGATGTTTGGGATGCATTGCGGCCGGTCGCTCATCACGAAGCGCAGGATTTCAGCGATCTGGGTCGGCGTCGGTATTTGCTTCGGCTTGCGCTGGGGTTTGGGCAGATCGTCTTTTCGCAGATCAGCAATGGGGTTTTTACCGATCCAGCCGACCCGCTTGGCGTATCTGAAGAAGTTCCCCAGTGTCGTGCATCGGTTGTGCGCGGTTCTTGCTGCTTTCGGGGATAGAATGAATTTGAGCACTTCGGCGCGAAGGATGGATGACATCATCCGGGATGGGCCGATGTTGCGTGCGAGTAGTCCGATCACGGAGTTGAGAGAGTCTACCGTGCGCCATTCTCGGTTGAGGCTACGCTTGATGCCGATGAAAAGTTGCCGAGCGTCATCGATGGTCACCTTGGAGTTGGAGTAATTGTCGAGGTAGTAGGTTGCGGCATCTGTGAGGGTTGCTCCGGTCGGCTGCAGGAGTCGGCGTGCTTGATCGAGGTCAGCGAGCACGTCTGGTTGCATGAGTGACTCGGCAGCGCCAGATCCGTAAGCGTTTAGGACTCGGCAGTGATTGCGCCATGCGGTGAGGGCTTTTTTCTCCGTCTCGAATCCTGGACGCTGGCGACGGCCGTTGATTGTGAGGGTGAGTTGCCACGGCTTTTTTCGTCCCTCGATGTGGGCGATGGGGATCGTTCCGCTTCGGGATGTCGGTGTCCGTTTTGTGGCAGTTTTGTGGGTGTTCACGACGGTTTAAATGGGTAAATATGGGGTATTCGGAAGATATACGAATCGCAACTAAAATGATTATTTTAGAATACACGGGCTTGACTTGTGTAAGTATTTCCACAATTCTTCGGCGTGCCTAAAAATTCGAGTCCGATGATTGCGGTTCCGATAAGGTTTCCGGTCGATTTAAAAAAAGAATTGGAGGCGGCGGCGTCCAAGTTTGGGCTCAGTTTTTCCGACATCTCCCGTTTATCGATGGAGCGTGGGGTAAAGACCCTAGTTGCTCAGCTAGGAGCACAAGTGGCCACTAGGGGTATCCCCCTACCTGAACGCGTAATTGAAGACATCAAATTGCGTAAAATATTGGAAAAGAAGGGCTAATAATGGGTTCATCCACTGAAGTCCTATCTTCGCTTCCACGGGTTCTCAAGATCGGGTTTGTGGGGCGGGTTATCCGATCGGATGCGCAGGCTGCGACCTACTGCGGTATGGGGCGCGAAAACTTCCGAAGCTGGGCATTGCGGAATAAATTGCGGCCTGAAATCAAGGCGCAGGAACGTGCACAAAACATCTACAGCGTCGAGGAATTAGACCTCATCATGGACCAGGAAGTGGCCGATTGTAAGGCCGGCAAGCTGCGCCTCAGACAGCGTTGATTTTCATCATGACCAAAACAAACGATAAAACGGACGGCTCTGCCGCCATCACTAACGCAAAGAAATCCGCCCCACCGACTTTGAGGCAAATGCTGGAGGGACCGCAGTTTGCCGAGCAGGTGGCTAATGCGCTGCCAAAGCATCTCTCTCAAGAGCGATTCATTCGCGTCGCCATTACCGCGATGACCAAGACGCCAAAGCTGGCGCTGTGTCACCAGAAGTCGTTTTTCATGGCTCTGCTCCAGCTTTCGGCTCTTGGCCTTGAGCCAGACGGCCGTCAGGCGCATCTGATCCCGTTCAAAAACTCGAAGATGTCGTTGGCTGCGGGCCGCGAGGTTTGCGATTGCCAGCTCATCATCGACTGGAAGGGGTTAGCGGAGCTGGCCATGCGCTCCGGGATGGTGAGCAATCTGCATGCTGACGTCATCTATGCGGGTGATTTGTTTGTCTACAGTTCGGGTGAGGTCACTAATCATTTGCCGCATTGGTTGCGCACCGACGCAGCCAAGCCCGGAAAGCAAGGGGCGCGGTTGGGCTTTTATGCTCAGGCCCGCTTTAAGGATGGGAGCCAGAAGGCCGAGGTCATGTCCTTTGATCAGGTGCAGGCTATCCGCGCGCGGTCGGCTTCGGGCCAATCTGGGCCTTGGGTGACTGATTCAGACGAGATGGGGAAGAAGACCGCATTTCGGCGCCTATCGAAGTGGCTACCGCTTTCGCCTGAGTTTCGGGATGCGATCGCGCTGGACGACGAAAGTAACGGCATGGTCAATGTGACACCTGAGCGCATGATGCTGGATCCGGCAGCTGGTCTTGGGGCTGCTCTGGCGCCATATTACGGCGAGGAGGAGGAATCTGGCCCAGAGCCAGAGAAACAGGCTGTGGCGGTGACGGAGGTGCAGAAGAAGGAGGCGCAGGACGCGTTGGAGGGTGCTATCCTCGATGATGTGACCACCGAGGCGCAGCTCTACGCATTGGCGCAGCGCTCGCATCTGGTTCCCGACGGGAGTTCGGATCTGTTCTGGGATCTGCCGGCTTCGGCGTTGGTCAAATTGGCCGCGATGATTCCTAGCTTGAAGAAGGAGGGTAAATAAGATGACTAACGATACTTCTATTCAAGCTATCGATATCGATGTCGAGGTGGTTGATGCTCCGATCGAGCTGGCTCTTGTGGTGAAGAACGAGGGAGTGGCTGGAGGTTCGGCAACGGAGATCCTGTCCGCGTTTAGTCCGCACTACCTGTTGGCGTCGGATTTGGTCAAAAAAGCCGAAGCGTTAATTGAAAGCGCCGGTGATGTGCCGGACGGCACTAATGCTAAGATGGCGCGGTTATTGCGGCTGGAGCTGCGGACTGCTCGGGGTCTCGCCGGAAAGAAGCTTAAGAGTCTCAAGACTGACGCTTTGCGGTTCAGCCGAGCGGTTGATGGGGTCAATAATCTGTTCCTCCTCATGGTTAAGCCGGTGGAGGAAAGGCTGGCCGAGATTGAGAACGCTCGAGAGGTTGCCGCGGAAAAGGCCAAGGTTGAGCTGCGTCTGCAGCGTGACGCTCTGGTGGCTCCCTATGATGTAAATACCCGTTTTATAGTGCTGGAGGAAATGACCGCCGAGGTGTTTCAGGAATATCTTGACGGCCTCGAGGCGCATAAGGTCGCGAAAATTGCCGCAGTGAAGAAGTTCCAGGACGACCTCACTGCTGCCTCGAAGAAAGCCGAGGACGATCGTTTCGCTGCCGAAAAAAAGGCCAAGGAGGACGAGGCTGCGCGGGTGGCGAAAGATGCAGCGGAAAAAGCCGAACGAGACGCCGAGAACGAACGGCTCCGTAAGGAGAAGGCGGCGGCAGAATCGGAGGCTGTTCGGGTTGCCAAGGAAGCCAAGGAGGAGGCCGATCGTCTCGCTGCTAAACAGGCGGAGAAGGATGCCGCAGCGAAAAAAGAGCAGGATCGCAAAGATGCCGCAGCCAAGGCCGAGCAGGATCGAAAGGACGCAGAGGCGAAAGCCGAACAGGAAAAGCGGGACGCTGCAGCCAAGGTGGAGCGCGATCGTATCGAAAAAGAGAAAGCGGAGGCTTTGGCTGCAGCTGAAGTCGAACGCAAAAAGCGCGAAGAGTTGGAGGCGAAAGCCAAGGCCGACAAGGATGCGGTGGACGCCGAGGCTGCTCGTGTCGCCAAGGAAAAAGCCGACAAGGATGCGGCTGTGGCTGCGGCTGCTCATGCGGCTGCGATGGCTCCCGACAAGAAGAAGCTTGAAGCCTACGCCGATGCTCTGCGCCTCGTCCCTATCCCCGAATTGAAGGACTCAGCGGCCATAGAAGTGCGCGATAGTTCCGTGCGTCGGCTACAGCTGCTGATTTTGCGCATTCTGAGCAGCGCCAGCGAACTTTAACCTTTAATCACCCCCAAATATTATGCCCAAAATTGACATCAATCAAGTCGCTGAAATCATCAAGCGTAACGAAGTCGCCCCCGAGGTTCTTCGCCAAATCATCGAAGAAATGCAGGCTGTTATCCAGCCCGAGTCTGATGAGGAGAAGCCACCGCCCATCAAAAAACAGTGGTGCTGTCTCGTCTCGGATCCCGATAATCGTCTTCCCGCCGATGCTGAGTTCGTCGCGTGGGTTGCGCAGATTCCCGAGAGCGAAAGTCCAGTCACTACGGTTGAGCGGATTCACCGTGCCGCCTACGATTATAACGCCAGCAAGCGTGGCCGTTTGCACCCTGCCCTCACGATCGGTGAGGCAATGGAGAACGTCGCAGCAAAGCACTTTAAGGATGCCGAGTGCTGGGTGAAAACCAAGACGCCGGTCCTGATGCTTCGCACCGATAATCAAATCCCTACGACTGACTCGGAGAAGGATGCACGTTGGGGGCGCGTTTAAGCCATGAGTGACATTACTCCATACGTCGAAGGTCCGATGCAGTTCGGAAAGATCAAGGACGAGCCTGCCGACGTCTACCACGCAGCTGATGCTCTCAGTAATTCCAAGCTGAAGAATTTCAGCGAGCGACCGCTCTACTTCTGGCGTAAGCATGTAGCAAAGCTCATCAAGCAGGAGGAGACTCGTCCTTTACGCGTCGGGCGTGCGGTTGACGCGTGGATTTTAGAGGGTCCGGCTGTTTTCCATCGTGAATTCATCGTGGTCCCGGTGAACGCCCCAAAGGTGCCGACGTCAGTTCAGCGTGCCGCGGCGAAGCCAGCCCAGAAATCGATTGACGCGATGTTATGGTGGGACGATTTCGCCGCGATCGCGCAGGACCGTTGTATCCTCTCCCAAGTCGAGTGGGCGGAGATCGCTCGTTTGGAGGAGACTTTGCGGTCGAGTCCCGAAGTCTGGGCAGCGCTTAACGCCGGCGAATCCCAGATCACTTGGCGCAAGGATTACGGCAATGGTATTGTGGTGCAGGTGCGCACCGATGTTTGGTGCCCTAACGGGATTTCCGGCATTTGTGATACTGCGTGCATCGTGGATCTGAAGTCCTGCGTTAGTCTCTCGGATTCGTCGTTTTCGTCGTTCAATTCTCAGTTTTCTAAGCTCGGTTATTATCGGCAGGCTGGCCTCTATACCGCGGTGATCAGTGAGATCCTCCCAGCCGAGGAGCGTCCAGTCGATGGGCTGCGGTTTTTCTTTGCGGCCGCAGAAAAAGGGGAGCCATTTGCCGCTCAACTTTATGAGGCTTCTCAGGAAGATATCACGCTTGGTTTCCGGGAGTCGGTTGATGCGATCGAGCAGGTGACCAAGTGCTACCAGACAGGTGTTTGGCCTGGCTCGCTTGGCGGCGTGCAGATGCTACATATTCCGGCGTGGCATCGTCGCAAGGTCGAGGAGCGGCTTGATGGAGAACAGTCCTAATGGCAGGCAAATCTCCCAGTGTCGTCTCTGTAATCATCCACAGGCGTGGGGATGCTCGCTACGAGTGGCATGCCTTGTGTCGTAGCACTTACATTGCCGTATCCTCCAGATCATTTGGCGATCGCGCTTCAGCCGTCCGAAACGCTCGGCGGTGTGCATCGGTGTTCAATCAATCAACAATCAAAATCCAAAAAGAATGACAGATGAAAAAGCAGACAAAGTAATCAGTTTACTGACCGAAATCAGGGACGCGTTAAAGTCGGGGGTGCCAGGTGGTGGCTCTGGCGGAGGTGGTGGCAAATCCTATACGGGCTGGAGGGCGTTCGTCGTTCCGGTTTTCATCAAAAAGCAGGCGGGTCAAGCGCTCGGCGATATGGTGAAGGGTTCGCTGGAATTTTGGTTCTCTAAGTATGAGCCTCGGCCATACAGGGGCAATATCAGCGATTCGGATGTGGCATTTCGTGCTGCGCTGGACGAGGCAGGCGCAGAGCTTAAGCTCGAGAAGAAGGATTACGAGGATCGGCCTGCTCGCAAAGAGGAGGAACCGGATAGCGCTGGTGCGCCGCCCGCGCTGCCGCTCGATGAGGATGAAGAACCGCCGTTCTGATTTCTGATGCGCGAGGACGAGCTCCAGACCATGATCATCAAGTGGTGGTCACTTGCCCATCGGGGACTTGGAATTAAGGACGAGCGTCTCCTGTTCCATGTCCCCAATGGGGGCAAGCGCAACTTCCGCGAGGCGTGCCGGTTCAAGGCTCAGGGAGTTCGTGCCGGGGTTTGTGATTTGATCCTTTTGATTCCTCGGGGCCGTTATCCCGCGATGCTCCTGGAGCTGAAGGTCGGGAAGAATAAGCCAACGGCGGAGCAGCGGTCATTTATGGCGATCTGTGCGGAGGCCGGCTACTATGTCGATGTCTCGTGGGACTGGAATAATGCGACCGATATTTTGAAACGCTACTGCGAGTTGAGTAGGGGTGGATCTATGGAGGAAAAGTCTTGAGGAATATCTTGGAACTATCGGTGCTGGCTCGGCCAGAGTTTGCGTTGGCGTCGAGCCAAGCGGTAGGCACGTGGCTGCGATGCGTCTCGTATTTGGTGCGGGCTGGTGGTGATACCATCGTGGGTGCGTCCGGCTGGACGGATGCCGATTGGCGTGCTGCGGTCGGATGCTCATATGATGATGTTTTAGCCGCCCTACCTTTGGTTAAGGTGGGACTGTTCGACGTGTATGTGATTGCTGGATCGAAGCAGAGCGCAAAGGCCAGCAGGCGTGCTGCTCCGATGACACGTCCATCGCTTGAGGAATGGATGGCTTACTCCGAGGAGGTGGGGTTTGTGCGTAATGATGCGCAGGCGTCGTATGACCATTACGAGTCGTGCGGCTGGCGGATCGGGTCCGGGGCAGGCAAGCCTGTTAAAGACTGGAAGGCATGCCTGCGGACCTGCAAAAATAGACGGGGTCCCGGGCGATCTACGTTCGGTGGTGATGATAAATTAAGGAATACATTTTGATGGACGACGACGAAGGATTTGAACGAAAAGAGGCCACGGTATCAATTGGCAATATCGTGGATGCGATGCATGCTAGTTTACGATACAATGGCTGGTCGGAGGAGCGCATCGAACAGTTTAAGAATGCCCCGAAGCAGGACCTCGATGAAGTCGGACGGAAGTATCTTGAGGACGCAAAGCGATCCGATCGAAATTCGCGATTTGAGTATGTCGTGGGTGATGAGTATTTGTCGTCGGATTGGGATCATCCGAGCATGCTGCTGGCGCCAGACTCGATCGAGGCGGTGCTGAAATGGAACCCCGAAAATAAGAAGGGGCTCCTTGCGGCTGGACCGACTGGTCGTGGGAAGACTCGGTCAATCATGGCGTTGTTGTATCGGCTGATGGTCGTCGACGGTCGGGACGTGCATTACGCTGTGGCTCAGGACTGGTTTCATGAATTGGCGCAGCAGGAAAGTTTTGGGAGGGACTTGGCGCTGCCGTGGATCCGTAAGCAGGCGGCTTACGATATTTTCTTTTTGGACGATCTAGGACAGGAGGCGGTGGTGCGGTCAAAGGAGGACTGGGCAATGGGCTGGTTTTTCCGGTTTTTAGACATGCGGCGAGCAAAGGGATTGCCCCTAATTTGCACGACAAATTTAAGCGCGACGCAGATTTGTGGCTCGTCGAAGAGTTCCGAGATTCGGACCGATCCTTTGCTCTGCCGGTTATTGGATCTCTGCGACATGGTGCATTTTTTGACGGTCGATGAAAAGCGAGAGCGCGAGAAAAGAATCCAAAAAGCGGCGGAAGCGAAGAAAAAGCACGCTGACCTTTTTAACGAGGCGACTTTGCCCAGTAGGGGGGGGGGATGATAACTTCTATGAAATACCCAATTTACAAGCGCACCGTTTGGCGGTGCCTTAAAGGTCTACGGTTGTCCGATCCTAGGTTTTCCCGTTGGTGCGTTGATCACCATTTCTTCGGGCTTTTTCACCGCAGTGAGCATTGGCTCGGCTGCGAGACGTGGAGCATTGCCGGCGAATTTCGCGGGTGGTATTTTTGCAATTTTAAGAGCTACGGATGGTTGAATTCGGAGGAATCTAGGACATACCTGGAGCTGCGTCTGGGGCGGGCCATTTGGCTAATTGGGCGCCAGAGTCCTGATCAGTATAAGGGCGTCGAGGTGTTCGGTGGCGTGCATGATCTCGAGGGGGTGGTGCTGTGAGCCTCGAGTATGTGCGCAGTTTCTACAAGGTGCCGGCAGAGATCGGGCGGCGCGTGGTCGTTTACGGTAAGGCTGGGATCATTGCAGAGGATCACGGTCATTACATTGGAGTAAATCTCGACTCAGATAGGCCCGGGAATGTCGGCCGTTATCATCCATGCGATGATGTCAAATATTTGGGTATGGGCGAAGTGCGAGAGCTGACGCGAGGAGATACGACGGAAGCGGTATCGAATGGGAGGTTATGAACCCTAGGCGCATATCTCATTATTACGAGATCCCAGAACCTGAAATCCTAACTGAATCATGAAATACACATACTCAATCGAATCCTACTTCTCCAGTAAGTGGGTAAAGCTCTTCACTGAAACGCGAGACTTCTGCAAGGGTTGGCTTACTCACGCACAATACGACTACCCAAGAAACGCTAAGCGAATCGTGAGGAGCGACGGCAAGGTCATGGCCGAAATCAAAGCCAACGACGAGGTGAGCATCGGCATGATCGCAAGCTACCCGACTCCGGAACAATACGAGAGAGCAGCAAATGTCGCTCTCGCAAAGGCGGCACGCATCCGAGAAGCGGACGGACATGAAGAACGCCGAATGAACCGCATATCGCTATCCACCTAACAACTTCTACCATGAACGCCGCCAACAATCACCTCCCAAACATTGACCACCAATGATACCCGCAAACCAAACCCCTCCCACGACCGCCAAGCCGCGACCAGCTGGTTCGCACTTTTCCGTAGCAGTCAAATCTGAATGGAAAGGAGGCTGGCAAGCTGAGTTCAGTGTCGGAGTGCAGACCTTCGCAGTCGGGCCAGAGTATAAGACGTTTTCAGAAGCACAGTGGATGTCTGACCGACTACGGGAAGCCCTCACGTCTATTGCGAAGTCTGAACCCGCACAACGGTCTGCATCGCTTTGCTGCCCAGACTGCGAGGATACCGGCATGGTGGGCGATCAGGAAGCAGGCGGCATGTATCGGGGATCCAAACGGACGCTCAACGACGAATGGGCAATGTGCGGGTGTGATCCGGGGGCCCTGGCGGTCCGTAATCTCGCAAAACGATCAGGGCCGAACACCGGAGATCAGCTATGAGCGACTCAAATAAAGGCAACTGGGCGACGGCTACGGCCGCCCAAAAAGAGGCAGTGAATGAAGCGTGGCGTCGCGCCGCACAACGGTCCGAATCGGTGGATTTGCTGACCAACCGGAAAACAGACTCCATCGTCAAAGACAGAGACTACCATATCACCGGATACGTGCTTACATCTAAGTCAGGAAAGGAATCCTGCGTCGTAGATAGAGCAGCAGTCCGATGGCTCACGAGCGTGGAATGGTGGGAGCTCATGCACCCCGCGAGCGACGACCTCGCGCCGAACAATGAACACACCCCGAAAAACGACCGTGAATAACACTCAAAATTCCAAAGGCGTGACTGGATCGAATTGTCTGCATAATCTGGTTTCCTTATTTCGCAACCGGTTGATCCCCAGCGAGGGCCGGACTCAGGGCGAGCAATACTATGACGACAGGTGGTTCGCGCTCTCCGACGGGTGCGATACGGTCCAGAATCTAGCCGATGACCTCGAACCGATTATCGAGGAAAGTGAACGTCGAAAGGAAGCACTCGAATGGTGCCTACGCAAACTCAAAACCCATCACGCGACCAAGCGCGGAATCTCCGCGTTAATCAAAGAAACTGAAGCGATGACGAACACCCAGTTGAGCCGCGAGCCCAAACAACCCTAACCCAGCCCCATCCAATATCATGCCCAATAATCCCACCCCTCCCGCTGCCGTGCAACCTAGGCTTGTTGGCTCAACGTCTGGTTCGGCCAATCTGGAAGACTTACTAGCGAGGTGCAAAAAGCTCCATTCGTTTATCGGATGGTATTGCATGTCATGCGATTCCGAGGTCGATGCGACATACCGAGAACGCTGCGCGTCATGTGGCGGCGTCCTACATGACGAGACAATCACCGGAAACCTAGTCGAAGCGGCGACTTATGAATTAAACGCACTGAAGTGTCCGTGGCATCCTATCGAAACTGCACCGAAGGACGATAGGATAGACATATGGCTGTCTTGCGGCACCCGATGGTGCGACTGTTACTATGATGTGATTTGCGACCAATGGCGAACGAGTAGGCCATCCGGGAATCTCCTTTCGGTCAAAGCAAGGTTTGTATCTCACTGGATGCCCATACCGCAATCACCGAAACCCGCGAATGATGCGCCTCGCCAGAAGCGACTGGTTCGGCTCGATCGCTCAAACTACCTCGACTTCGATCCGCCTCAACGCTGCGAGTGCGGGGGATCCCTCCAAGTCAAAGACTATCCAAACCGCCGGGATGAATCGAGGTATGAGGTATTCTGCCCGCAATGCTCACAATGTGACCCAAACGGCTACGGATCGCAGCGTGAAGTAATCGACCAATTCCCCAGTATACTTTCTGAGAACTCTGGTTCTAAATTTTATGCCGATGATAGAGGCAACGTCGTGGACTACTACGACGAAACTGAGCAAGTCGCGCGAATAGATAGAGAGGCTACCGTCAACGGGAAGGCCGATCAAAGCACCTTCGACAACTGGGCGGGAGGCCAAGCACTAGAGGCGTGGATGCGACTCAACGACTACGGGGAGGAACTCGATGAGGCGGCCCGAATTTGATGCGAGCCCGGCGGATTGAGCCGCAAGCCGTAGGCTCAAATCGCTTTGTTCGGCACTATTCCCACCCCACCTCAAAAACCCGCGAATGATGCGCCTCGCCAGCAGCGACTGGTTAGCCTCCGAATTTCAACCGTAACAGAAAATATAATACAATGAGCGATACACCCAAAACTGACAGCGCATTTGATACCGGTCCCGGTTCGGGCAAGCTAATGTGCCAACTACTCGAAAAGGAGACCGCACGCCACGCGGAGATACTACACGACGGCTATGCTGTCTACTCGCAACTCACGGACCACGAAAAGAAATACACATCAGCAGAAAACGTTTCCACCGTTCTCGATGCGTTCAAACGCGCAGTGGCTAACAACGAGGTCAGACGCGACCCGTCGAAGGCTTAAAACCTCAACCAACCAATAAAAATGTCATACCAAAATAAAATGTCAGAAGCCGGACAGCGAGGGTCGTTGTCTGAAGTGGTTTGTTATGCTC